AGGGGGGGGTGGCTGGGTAAGTGAAACAGGCTCAGTTAGCGGAAATAATATCGTTACTCAGGTTTATGATTCCACAGGCGGTAGTACGTCATTTGATGATCTATATCTGGCGGGTGGTCAGTACTGGGCGTACAGGAAGGTACTGATAGCTGGCGGAGCAGCTACCAGAGTCTGGGAATGGCGAAACGATGGTTCATTTCGCTCCCCCGGTACTATTTATTCATCAGGAACAGCGCTGACATCAGATAAACGGCTTAAAAGTAATTTCGAGGATGTCGAGTATAGCATCGATATCATCGACAACATCGTGCCTAAATATTACGATAAAGCAATGCCTGATGACCCCTCGCAGGTTACACGCGAGCTAGGTGTCGTTGCACAAGATATCAAAAAAGTTCTGCCTGACCTGGTAAGCTCGTATTACTGGAGTGAAGAGTTTCCAGATCTTCTTAGCGTGAATTATTCAGGTTTATCTGCGTGGCTTGTGGGATATTGCGCATTCCTTAAAGATCAAATTAAAAGCAATACCAAAGTAATTAACGCATATGAAGCCAGACTGAATGAATTAGAAGCCAGAATGAAAGCAATCGACGGTCTGGACGGATAAAAAAGCCCCGGCGACGGGGCAGGTACAGGCCGCGCCAGTCTCAGTAGGCTGCGGGGTGTGATTTGAGATTAGTCATCACAGAACTGCGGGCAAAAAAATACCCGTCACTCCAATGAAAGAGACAGGTACAAGGGGAGGTGAAGCGCTCGAACGCGCATGGGCGCTCTGTTGTTATAGGCTCTCTACTGTGCTCACAAGAAGGAAGTCGGGGGGATTTCACTTCTTGTGTCTGTTAGGCAGAACTATCCATTCCCACCCATCTTTAGAAGTCTATTCATAATGAATTCAACAACAAGCGCAAGCGGTAAAAAAACCAGTTTTAGGAATAACATTAATTCATCGGTCGGATAAGTGGGGCGAGGCTGCTCATTGGTTAATTTAGTGCCACAAACAACCAGATGAGAAATATCTCATACTGCAATCGAGATTTCGAAAAGCAACCTATGGTTGAAAGGCCCTTAACTTACTAGAGATTATTATGACTAATCACAGAGGTGGAGCAGGTAATTTTGCGGCCAATCCAGAGAGAGCGGTAGAGGCCGGACGAAAGGGTGGAGCCCTTAGTGGAGGAAACTTCAAGAATGACCCAGAGCGGGCAGTTATCGCAGGTCGAAAAGGCGGCACTAAAAGCCGTAGAAAATAATTGTTTGTAAGTTAGGATGCTGTGAGGTTGTGATTCACAGCATCTGAAGAAAAAACTTCCTTATCTCGAATTTTCAGCAACTACCCCTTCTTTACAAATCACACAACTGGTCCGCCTTGATAATAACCCCCGATCGATATTACTGTTTATCCATACAGTGTTTATCAATGGAGGATTCTTATCATGGCGCGTACCGACGACATACGTTTTGCATTCACTCAGTCTATCAAGATGGAGGAGAGCGGACGACGAACCATAACTACGCGTGACTTCGTTGCTGCCCTTGAACGTTTCAACTGGCACATGTCACTGCGTGAAGCTAATCAGTGGATTGAGAATTACACTCATAACTTCCGTGATGTTTCCACTGAGGAGGGCGAGGCCCGCACCTTCCAGATGTTTAATCCGAACGGGGGACTCTGACATGGGATTTCCATCTCCTGCGCAGGACCATGTTGAGCACCGCCTGAGCCTGAATGACATTCTGATGCCTAACCCGGCCAATATGATGCGCATTGAAACACCGGAGGGGTTCGTGCTGGTTGACCGTTCTGCCCGGATGAAGCCAGGCGACAAGGTCGCATTCCAGTTTGAGGATTACCCGCAGATTGGGAAGCTATTCCCCAGCGGCATTATCACTCAGGATGGAGAAACGATCGACGGTCAGGGTTTGGATGGGGTAGTGGTGCTCGGAAAGGTCACGGCCGAAGTACTGGCTGTGTATGAGCCTTACCGGCCGACTATCTGATATCTCAGGTTCGAATCCTATTGTGTGATTCGAACGAATGAAATGGTGTGTCGTAATTGTGTCGCCACATAACGCAGATGAATTTCTGATAACTGCACTTAACGACACAGTACGACACATCACTTTGCGCGAGCATGGATTTCTGGCCTTAAATCAGTGTGTTAAATGATGATCTACTATCTTCTAAGCCGTAGGTCACAGGTTCGAATCCTGTAGGGCGTACCAATACCTTTCAATTACTTACGCCAGCTTCAATCCTACCTGATTATCTCCTTGTGTCGTATTTGTGTCGCTCTCACCCAAAAGTGAGTCAATTTTGCGCGCATGCTCGGTCAGGTGGTTAGGTGCAAGGTGAGCATACCGGCGCACCATTTCAATGCTTTCCCACCCACCCATTTCCTGCAGCGCAGACAACGGCACGCCAGACTGGATTAACCAGCTTGCCCAGGTGTGCCTTAGGTCATGAAAGCGAAAGTCTTCTATCCCTGCCGCTTTTAGACCGATATTCCACGCCGTGTTATCATCACTGCGCATTTTCCTGCCTGCCGGTGCCAGCGTTCCGTCGCTGCGATGCTTCGCCTTGGTGTGTACGAACACACAGCGTGAATGCTTCCCTATCTGTCCCTTCAGCACTTTGCATGCCGTATCATTCAGAGCCACGCCAATAGCCTTGCCCGCTTTGGCGTTCTCCGGATTAATCCAAGCAACCTTCCTTTGCATATCAACCTGCGTCCATTCCAGATCCAGAATATTTGAACGACGAAGCCCGGTAGCCAGCGCGAATATCACCACCGGCTTAATGCTTTCCGGCATGCATTCAATCAGCCGGTTTGCTTCCTCTCGGGTTAGCCAGCGGATGCGCTTGCTGACTGGCTTCTTTGTTTTGATAACCGGCGCGGTCTTTATCCAGCCCCATTCATTTGCTGCTGCGCGTAACAGCGATCGCATAAATGAAAGGTAATGGCTCTTTGTTCCCGCGCTGACTGGCTTGTCCTTGTATGGCGGCGCCGGCTTTTCATCCCTGATTGCAGTGTCGCGCTGTATCTCCCACTTCCTGCGGTGGTTGCGGTTTATCATCCTGCTCACAATCTTCTGCACTTCCTCGCCGGTAATGGTGGCGATATCGCGTCCGGCGAAGTGCTTGAGAAAGAATTCAATCTTAACCTTGTCATCATCAAGGCTTCGCTTGTGCTCCTTCTCATCCAGCCACCGCATGCAGGCCTCTTCGAATGACCTCTGCGGCAAATCCCCTAACTCCTCTACCCGCCAGGCTTCTGACTTCAGCCTGTCGTGCAACTCCTGCGCTTGCTTTTTGTCCGCTGTCCCAAGCGATCGCCTAACTCTTTTGCCATTCGGGGTAAAGAAATGACAGTGCCATACTCCTCCCCTGAGGGTGATTGACATGATGGACCTCCAGTTGTGCCATCACCCATGCTCGCCGGGCGATTTTGAGTTGGATTTGAAAGATAAGCAATACAGGCTGATCGCAGCACTAGGTACTTGCCGGTATCTCCACCCGTCCGCCGACCAACCAGATCGCCGCGGTTAATGAGATTGCTCACTGTTCTGGAAGACACTTTCAGAAAGCAGGCGGCCTCGGCGAGCGTCAGCGCCTCATCGTTTTCCATATCTACTCCTTATACGGCCAGTTCCAGACCAGCACGATGCAAATAAAAACGACGAGCCACAGAGTGAACTCGCCGGGGGAGATGTCGCTGATGGTGTTCATCAGTCAAAGAACCGGATGGTGTAAGCTTTTCCCCAGCCAACACCAGAGCAGACAACTCCATTTACCTGCGATCCGGATTGGGTCGTTGCGGTGAATCCGGTGTGATAGAAATCCTCTTTCCCACAACCAAACCATGAATAACCGGTCTGCTTTACGTCCTTGTAACCGTTCTGAGCCAGAACCTTGCTAGCCCCGTCCGGGTCCGTGCAGGCGGATAACAGAAACACGAAAGCGGCACAGGCAAAAATGCGCATAACAACTCCTCACGCAGAGCGCGATAGTGAATAGGGTGGGTGGGGGTTACTTCAGGGTGATGTGGGGGATTTTTCCAGCGGCGATTGCGTCGTATGCCTTTCGATAATCTTCCATTCTTGCCTCGCTTACCGGTCCGTCCTGATGATTCCAGTTAATGGCATAAAAGAGGGCGACACCAACCTCCTCACGCTTGCGCTCGGCTTCGTTGCGGCGTGGCCTGAAATCTATTTGCGGCGCGAAAAATACAACCTCTTCGCCGTTTACATCAGCGATTAGGTTTTCTTTTCCTGATGCGATAACGGTACAGATTTGCCAGAATTGATTTGCTGCTTGTCGCACCATGTATTCGCACTCAGTCCCAACCGGCGGCAGGCCTTCACCATTCCATTCCGGCTGTTGCAATGCGGAAAAGGCTGATTCATATTGCTCCAATGTGACTTCCTGAAAGGAGCCATCTGTGAACCATTGATTTCCCGGGTTGGCGGTGAAGCTCAAGCTATGTTTTTTCATAAATTCCCTAAGGTTAAGCACATCATTGGTGGATGAAGGCCATCCGCCATGCTTAGGTAACTCCTGCACTAACAAATCAATCAGCTTCATGCCACGCTCCTCTGGCTATGCGCCCGCAAGTATTTCTCATGGTCTTCTCTGCATTCGGCGTCACAGTAGTGACCCTTGTCGATCGGCTCCTCGCACCAGTTGCATTCACCGGTGTAAACCATGTTGGGCTTAGGCCGGTTAGCAAGGGCAATCTCAATCATCTGCTGCTCGCGTTCTGCTGCTTCATCCAAAATATCGGCATGGCTCATGGGTTTTACTCCTTGATATTGGCAATCATCTGATCAATGTAATCATCAACTTCAGCTGCATCGCCCGTCGCATCCTGAAGTACTGAAACCAGCTCATCGTCGGACATAGAGAGCGCAGAAAGAATCTCAAGGATGCAGTTGCCAGCAATATATAGTTCGCGCTGGTCAGAACAATCAGCAAAGCAACCTTTCACCGCGGAAATGAGGTTAGCGCGTAGCTCTTTCGGGTAGTCGGTGTTAATCATTTCGGTTTCCTATAGGCAATAAAAAACCCCGCCGTGGCGAGGTTCCATTGTTGATCGATAAATAAATCTAAGTGTACTTAATGCCGTGATGCTTACATGCGATCTCAATAAACTTCCTTGAGATATCCTGTGTCATCCACGTTTTTTCAGCCAGATGCCAAACCCAATGCAAAATCCTTTCTGCTGTTGCGCACTCATTTAATGGAACACCATATTCGTATGCAACGTTGATAAGAATGTGGTCGCCATCAATTTTAACCTGCTGTGAAAGCAACTGGTCTTTCTTCATCCAGGCAGGCATTCCTTGCTCGTGATCGTCTGATTCAATCATTTTCCTTCTTCCTTCTGATAAATCGGGTCAGTCCCGCGCGGATAGTTTAGCGCAACGTTCCTGTAATGCTGCAATCTCTGGCTGAAATACTCCTTCAGCGCTTCCGGCTGCTGCATCTCCACTTCATGCGGGATAACAGGCTGATTCATACGCTCCTTGTATGCAACTCCTGACGCGGCTAAATCAACGTTAATCCTGTCGCGTTCTTCTCTGCTGCGTGCTGCTAAGTTGTGTGACATGGCGATGTCCTCCTGTGGGGAGTATATCGCTATTTCTTCGAAAGCTGCTCTAAAGCTAGCTCTAAAGCGATGGTGTAATCGCTGGCATATTCCTGCATGAGGTCCAGCAGCATCTGAAGCTGATACACCAACTGCTCTCTGTCGGTCTCAGCATCGTTTTCGGCAAGCATAAAGCAAAGCTGGCCGACAATACGGCAGGCTTCCTGATAGACACTCTCGGACAGTTCATCGTAATCAGACATAGCGACACCTAACAGTCAGGGCGTGCGCTTTATATAATCACAAATGGTGCCGAAGTGAAGTTGTTAATAGGTCACAAAAAAGAAGGTAAAGACCGCGAGAAGGAACAGAGATACAACCATTACTATGCACGCAGCCTCGAATGGCTCAGGCTTCCTCACTTTCCCTTTCCTCGATATTTTTTAAAACCTCATCGCGACATGCATTCCAGCCGGCACTTTTACCAGCATCAAAAGCGCCTTTAGCTCCGTGGTACACGAATGCTCCTAGAATTTCATCCGGCACCAGCTCTGCAAGGCCGGAGGCAGGTGAGGCATCATCGTGCAGCTTAGTGATAAGCTCTTCAAGCAGCTTTCCTGTTTCTGTTTTCGTACAATGCTCTGCCCATTCACGCTCAGATAACAGGCCGATCACCTCTTTAACGTCGCTGACTATCGCCTCCGCTGCTTCTGCGCGCTGCTCCAGCGCCCGGAATGCTACGGCAATGGTGAGGATGTTTTCGTACCAGTCTTGGGCGATAATTTCGTTCTCTGCTTCCACGACGTCAGCCGTGTACTCTGAGTGCCGCGCCCTTTTAACCAAATCAACTAATTCATTCAGCTTTTTCATTATTCCTGCACCTCATAGCCAAGTTCATTAAGCATTTGCGTAACGACTGCTTTGTGCAGCCATTTCCCGCCTTTACTATCGCGACGCATAACCGGTGCCGCTTTATCAAAAAGATCGCCAATCCCCGGGCTGAAACCTTTTGGCAGCTTAACCGGCTGCGCTGTCAGGGCGGCCAGCGCGATTTCTGCCGTCTGTAACTCCAGCTGATACCTGGTCAGATCGAACTGGCCTGGCATGTGATTTTCAAGGCGCGCGATATGCTCGGCTTTAAGCCGGACTTCTTCCTGACAGTATTCAATCAGCGCCTGTTCCTGCTCTTCGGTCATGATGGCTCTCCTGCTCGGAGTTGGGCGGCATTGATCGCTTCGCGAACTACCGGCCTGTAGTAGTGATGGAATGCCATGGTCAGCCCCAACTTTGTTGCGGACTGATTCTTTTCGCTGAGCAGCCCCAGTCGCATGCAGATGGTTGTTGCTGTCCATCCTGAGTGATACCCGGCAGCACGCTTCATCACTGTTTCTGCAAGGATAGTGCGGTAGTCATCCCGGCCGAAATTGGTATTCTCAAACGCTTTTGCAATGACCTCATCGGTCAGGTGCTTATCGCAGACAATAGCCATCACACACCATCCTTACCGGCGCGGAGTTGGGCGGCGAAATCCTCAGCTCGGCATGCTGTAATGCGGTGGCTGCGCTGCTCGTCACCCGATAATGAATCCGCAATCACGCGCTGCTGATGTGCGAATGATTCCACACCCTCAGCCCGCAAGTTATTGCGCTCTGCATCAAGCTCCGGACCGACGCGAATCACACGATCAACCAGTCGCTGCACCCAGCGGTTTATCGAGAAATTAAATTCTTCTTTCGATTCAGGGAGAGCAACTCCCATAACCGCTAAGGCTGTCTCAATGTTTTTGGGAATGAATACGCTATCCCACTCCAGTTGCTTTACCTTTGCTTCCAGGGCGGCGATTTGCATATCGCGCCAGCCCAACTCAGCGGCAATGTCTGACTTTGAATGAAGTTGCTCTGCTGTCATAGCCATTACGTGATTGCCGTAGTGATTTCCGGCTCTGTCCATCTCAAGTAAGTCACGTTTTGAATAATGCTTTTTCATCTCTTACCCCTTATGCCGCTGTCAGGCTAAATGCCGCGGCGAAAATAGTTAGTCCAGGCAGCCCGGATTAAGGCCCAGCGCGATAACCCTCGCCCGGCGTTTTGCAGCGACGATTGCCTGCTGTCTGCGCTCATTATCTGAACCTTTGCCGCTGATGATGATTGGCACCGAATTAAGCGGCACCAGTCGCTTTGGCTTGTTTTGCAGCGTGTAGGTATGGTCAAAGGCTTTACCAACTTTGACCGGGTCAGATGAGGTGATGCTGAGTGATTTGCAGGGCTTCAGGCATTCACGCATTTGGTGATTGAACTCACCGAGCGTCATATGAAAAAGGGCGCATAATTCGCGCCCTGTCATTGGTCGTATGGATAGCTGGAAGGTGACTTTCTCTTTGAATCCGCTGTTCGGGTGATTGTTGCGCCGGTACTGAGCGAGCTTTCGCATGGTTACGCTCCCGCCTCTTCAATCTCCGCTTTGCGAAGCAGATAAACATCGGTCGCCTTTTCGAGCGTTTCAGCTTCACTAGCCAGCATGCGCGCTGCGTACTTGTAGAAGCGATCTAGGCTTGAAACGGAATCAGCGTTAGCAGAGGCTTCTGTGAAATCAGCAAGCAGTTCATCCGGCGTGCGCGCTGCTGCACTGGTATTCGTCGCCGGGTTAATTTCGCGCTCAGGCTGCTGCGTTTCAGGTTTGCTGTTAATCAGGTTGTTCAGGTCAGCGCGACTGCGTGCCGGGGTGACGTCGCGTTCCGCGCGCTGCGCCGGTTCAAACTCATCCGGGGTATAAACACCGAGAATCACGTCCGGGCAGTAGAGGCGCGCCCAGTATTTAACAGCCAGATATGCCAGTTGCTGCTTTGGTGCTGTCTTCCACAACGGGGAATTACGCGTGGTGACATATTCCATGTAAAGCGGCTCACCCCACGTAATCTCTGTTTCACCACGCAGCACTGCGCCGACGCGTACAGACAGGCCGCGCTCATTCGATGCGTTTGCTGCGCCCGGCTTGAACTTCTCCCAGTCGCCGCCGTACTCATATTTAAAGCGCCCCTGAACGGCAGTTGAGCTGGTGATTACCGCATTGACCAGCTGAGCCTCATACCCCAGCGTGCCGTTAACCAGGTGCGTTTTCTGAGCCACTGCGTAAGGGTTCATTCCCCACTGAGCGGCCTGTAATGCGATCGCCAGACAGTCAGCCGGCTTGCCTGACAGGTGAGCAGGAACCGTTGCTTTACCCTGTGCCATGACTTCGGCAAACGCCTGTAGCTTATGTAACCCGCTCGGGCTGAAAATTGCCGCTTTGGTGTCAGCCTCATTGACTGGCGCGGTGATGATATCGTTGCTCATGCGTAATCCTTTCTCTTGGCCCAGTCCGGGCGTGTAATTTCTTCGATGCCGCCCCAGTTACCTGACAGCATGCATTCGTGATAGGTATCGAGGTTGCGACGGAACAGGTCGTAGCCCACGGCGACATCGTCCTCCTGCAACTGGAAGGTGCGAACCGGGTACCGGCCGCAGTCGATCGCCTCGCTGACTGCGATGAAAACGAAAAGTGGATATTCACCGAAGTGCTTGCTGAAGCCTTCTCGGTAATAGGCGTCCTGAACGTGATAGCGGAACTCTTCAACGTGTCGTGCGAAGCGTGACATATCCGCCACTTTCTTCACGTCGACGATAACGGGCTGGCCCGACAGGAACTTGTCCGGACGGATACGGCAAAGTTCGCCTGTCTGCTCGTCATTCCAGTATATTGACGCTTCCTGATGACCTTCAGCCTCAAGCAGCCAGCGCGCTGCCGGATGCGCTAGGGCGCTGGCGCGCATCAGCTGCAGCTTCCGGCCCTGCTCGACATCCATGACCGTCATCCCCGAGCTTTCGCAGTCCTTCAGGAATCGCTGCTCGTCTGCCTTGCCTTCATTGGTTCGCCGGTTGAATGCCGGAGCCACGATAAACCGCCTATCAAACTCTTCAGGCTCCAGCAGCAGGCAATGCAGCGCCGTTCCCATGTCCAGCGCCGCCTTCTTCTCTACGTCTTCAGGCGCACCTTTGCGCCACTGGAAGATGGCCGGGTTGATAGCTATGTCGTCCAGCTGTGATTTGCTGATGCCAGCACCGCGGTGATAGTCCTCATTGCTGATGTCGTAATAGATGCCCGGCTGCATTACGCTGCCTCCTGATTTCCGTGTTTGTTGCGGTAAATCCCGATCGCAATTTCACGCCGCGCAACCCGCACCATCGCTTCACGTAAAAACGCCTCAGCGGCTTCGTGCTGCTCATCGTCTTCATCGAACATCTCAATGGCCGGGTAGTCGTAATGCTTCGTCAGGAAGGCGCACAGAGCGGGAATTAACGGGTTTGTCTTGTGCTGGTTCATTCGTGCATCAACTTCAGCAGCAATGAACTCCAGTTCGCTTTCCGGCAGGTTGTCGGCGATATCCTGCACCTCGTTCCGGGCTATTCTGTTCAGTCTCATTTCTTCTCTCCCAAACCAAGGCTTCTCAGCATCAGGTTGATGAATGTGAAGTCCTTCGAGTTCTCCAGCATCTTGCGCTGGCGCTCCAACTCTTCCTGCTGCTTCTGGTAAGGCAGAGTGGGTGATTGAGTCTTCACGGTTTGCCCTCCTGCGATACGACCTGTAACAGACGCTCCCAAAGCTGCTGTAAGCGACTCTTTGGCTTCCACGACATCACGTCAGCGCCGGTGAGTTTGTATGCGAACTGGTTAATCTGAGACGCGTTTAAACTGGAGCCACCCATGAGGGCAGCCCCCTGCATTTGAAATTGCATGGGTAACTCCGTTGAATTGATGAATTGGGTTTGCTGTAAAAAAAATGGGAGCCATTGCGGCCCCCAGAAGGATGATACGATTCTCTCTCTAAAGCGTATGGTGCGTAGCACCTCAAAGCCGTCTGAGTAGACAGCTTTACGGTGTCACTCAGTTGGAGGTGAAAACCACGGGGTCCAGTGCGAAACCTGTGATGCAAGGAACCCCTCGTGATAATCATCAACGCGTGAGATGAACCACAAATCACATTCACCTTCATCGCTCTCAATTTCTTCAATAGAGAACGCCTCAAGCTGCACTTCTCCATTTACAACAACAGCAACTGTTTCCTCATCATTTGGCATTTGCTCACTGCACTTAATCCATTCCATCTCAACCTCCTGCTATAAACCCCAGCCCCATCAACACACCAATAACCAGCCACCCGAATATGTAGTTACCAGTGCTTATCATGGAGCCTCCAATAAAAAATGCCGCCTAAGCGACCTATTGTTTGCCAGTCATTACCCTGGCTACATCAAGCGCCGTTTCGCACCCAATCAGCCCCTTTGTGAAGTTGTCCGCCATTTCCTGATCGGCTGCTTCAAAAAGTTTGTCGCGGTCTTCTTCTCCGTCTTCACCAGAGAATACCGGACCCAAAGAAACTTCTGCGCCTTCAACGCGGATGGCGATGCTTAACTTCGGGTTATCATCATCGTCATACTCTTTAGTGATGAGAACCTGACGGCCGTTTGCTTCGAATAGTTTTGCCCACTGTTCCATGCTTACCTCGCTGTAATGCTTTCTGATTTGCGGTAACCCGCGTTGAATAATGCAATCTCCGGCAGACATACCGATGTGCTCTCATGCCTGTCACGCAGAGAAGGGGAGATAACTGCTTTCTCAACTCTCTGGTTGCAGCTGGATAAGGTGCTGACGATGCGGCGCTCGAAGCGTGTCTGCTCGATAGCCTCTGATGCTTTGCGGGCGTTAAAAGCCGCCATACGACGCTGATTTCTGTTCATCAATTTGCTCCGTTGCGCCTGGCTGCTTTGGCGCGTTGTTTTTTCAATACGCGGCGGTAATTGCGATCGTTCTGGTTACGCATCGACTCCCAAAGGTCGTATTCACGATAAGCAGATGACTTCTGATAATTTTCGTTCATGGGTATTCCTCGATGAGTGCTTGGGTGGTGACATGTCACGCCGCTGATCTTCGTGATTGCGCTTTTTCACGCTGCATTTCTTGCCACCCCGAAGGACTCGCCTCGGCCTGTGTATTCACAGGGTCATATTGTTAAAGAGCTGATATCCGTTTCTTGCTGCCCCAGCGTCCTGCTGATGGGTAAAGAATACTGTCAGTATTTAAATAAGTAAATACTCTCGGTATTTATTTTGGTTGGTAAATAGTTACGGTATTGTTTTTGAAGCGAATTTATTTTTTCGGAGACAAAAAACATTTGCGTTTATGGTTGTAGTAATCTGGTTTGGTCAAAATATGAGCGGAGTGGGCTGGCATGTACTCGAAAGAATCAGGTGAGCTTTATGATGAGATGTGCCGAGTGGTCGGCGATATGGTATTCACGCTGCATGATTTTGGCGTGGATTCAAAACAGATGGTGATAGCTGACGCGCTAAGAACGGCGCTGGCTTCGAAGAGCCCCGCCCGGTCTAAGTTACAGATTAAAGCTATGGAGGCTGCGGAGAGAGTGCTGGATCGATAGGCACAAAAAAGCCCGCTTAGTGGCGGGCTATGGGTTGGGATAGATCATGGAAACTTGGCGCGATGGTTAAGAGATTCTATTCCTGTATGGTGTTGAACTGACCAACAGAAACTCCGCCGTTTTCAACAACCTCAAGATAGCTTATTTTGATTGTTGAGTTATTCGATAGCGCCCCAAGAATGGCTGTTAGTTCATCCGGAGTAATAACATCAGAGGATGCTTTTATAGTAAAGCCCTCATCATTTGTTGCTCGTAAGACGTTGATATTTATATCTTGATTTGTTGGCCCGGTGCGAGTAACGCCCTTAATGAAAAAACTGTCTACTTTCTCTATACGCTGCCTGTCCACAGATTGCCTTCCATTGTATACGTTCAGTTCTTGCCTGGTTATTCTTTGCTCGCCCAAGGATACTGATTCCACGGTTGGGTCAGCTGCAAGGTGTTTGACTAAGCCGCTTTTCCCAGCCTGGCCATGACTTTCCACCTCTTGGCTAGTAGGTGTTTGGCCATGTGCCTTATACTCTAATATCGTTGTTATTGCTTTGTTAATCCCGTCGTGAGTGACTTGTACTATCTGAGCCTGACTGTCAGTTGAATGCTGTTCAACGCCTGCATTAGTAGTGATGTAATGATACCCACAGGTGCTTACAGCACCTACAAGTGCAATTACCACTACCATTTTTTGCCAGCCCGTCATACCAGACATAGAATCCCGTAAAAAAGATAATGCTGCGTTGATGATCTTATCAGTTGTACCTTCGGCATCGCTTGAGCCTTCGGTGATAGCAAAAACTATATCAAGTTTTTGCTTATCCTCATTAGTTAGTCTTTGTAAATTCTGGGAACCATACCTGATGGTAGCAAATGCGCGCTGAATTTCCTCATTCAGGATAGACATCCCGAAAACCATTGAGGATGTAATTGTCTGATGGTATTTAGGTCCCTTAACGTTTATATCAAGTATTGGCCAGCCTTCAAATCTTACTTCCGGGAATATAAAGTCTTCACTATCAAGGTCTTCAGATTTAACTTCATCTAGAAAATTGATGAAATCTTCTTCACTTGTGATCAGGTATTCACTGGTCATTTACGTTCGCTTTTTTCAAATACCCTGGTAAATTTTTAGCGAGTCAATCTTACGTCGACTTCGCGCTGTGTGTATCACATCGGCTAATGCCGCAAAACCTTTATCCGTAAGTATCTTCCGGCCACCTAGCCTTAGACCAGCCTCATCTTCGTCTCAATCGCCACGCCCAGAACCTTACAGTTGCCGTTTACCGGCACCATAGGCCACTGCGGATTCAGGCCCTTCAGGTATTTCTGGCTGCCGTCGATGATGAGCTTCTTGAAAGTGGCTTCGTTGTCGTCGGTTAGCTTCGCAACGACTAGGCTTCCATTAACCGCCTCACGCCCTGTATCAAACAGCACATAGGTTCCTGCAGGAATACTTAGCCCCATGGGAGCAGTCATCGAGTCGCCTTCCACCTGTAACCAGAAAGCATCTCCCTGCGTATGTGCGTCAGATTCAAGCCACATATCGACATCCTTTATCGTATAGGGTTCACAGGCCTCATCCCAAGCGCCGGCCTGGACTTTGCTCAAAACGGGGTAGCGCACGGTCGGCTTGTGGTCTCTTGGATTAGAGACATTAGCGTCAACTGCGCTTGCGTAGCGAGAAACATCCTTGGCTAAGGTTGGGCTGATTTCAGAAACTGAGACCTGCAACAACCGTGCTAACTCGGTCACTACCGGGACATTCAAGGCTATACGACCATTCATGTAATGGCCGACTGCACCCTGTGATATTCCCAGGGAGTCGGCGATTGTGTACTGAGTGATTTTTAATTCTTTTTTCTTCGACTCATACAAAGCCTTCAGTCGCGCAGCGTCTGCAAGCTGTTCTGTCGTCAGTGACTTTTTGTTTTCCATCAACTCATTCTATTACCGCAGGTAATCACACTCAAAATACCTAGGATATTTACTTTAATAAATACCTGTAGTATTCTTTACCGTGTATCTTCAAGGAGTGAGCCTATGAACCGAATGACACTTGAGGATTACGCAAAAATTCATGGGCAGGCGAAGGCTGCTAAAGATTTTGGCGTTATCCAGTGTGCGATCAGCAAGGCCATTCGGACGGGGCGACAGATTTTTGTGACCGTTCAGTCCGATGGAACCGTTAAGGGGGAGGAACTGAAACCTTTCCCTAGCACTAAAAAGTAAGCAACACCGCTCTTTATCAATCTGACCTCCCTCGGAATACCAGGGAAAAACTCAAGTGACTTGCTCACCGCAATGTCACGCAATTACTTATCTACAAGGAAATTATCAATCATGGAACAAGCAAGAAACAGCAAGTTGATCAACGAAGTAGAAACAGAATTACGTTCACGCCTGACACACAAAGGTCAACGTGTACTGGCAGATGAGGCCGGATGGCATGAATCGAAGGTAAGCCGCTTAAACCTGCGCGATATGGCGACGGTTTTTGTGCTGCTGGAGAAGGTGTGGGAAACGAGCCTGATAGCAGAGGTTGCCCGACAAGCGGTAGCAGCTGCGATGGGAAAAGAAAAAGCGCCGAATGCGGGAACATTCGACGCCTGATGCGAAATGACTGGATCAATTCACAGGAGTAATAATACATGAAACCCGATAAACATGAAAGATTTGCCCGACTCAAGGAGCAGGCCAGAGAGCAGTTTTATCGCAGCATTTCTCAGCTTGGTGCCAGCAAGTTAAGCCAGTGCCTGAAAGAAGCAAAGACTCAGGAGAAGGGCAAATGAGCAACGTAGCGTATGCAACATTCGGGGCTGTTCAGCAGCCCGTGGAGCGTAGAGTGGCCGATACCGATGATGGATATACCCGCATCGCTAACGAGCTACTGGAATCAATTGCTAGCGCCGATTTAACCGCTCGCCAGTTAAAAGTTCTCCTGGCAGTAACACGGAAAACCTATGGCTTCGGTAAGAAAGTAGATCGCATTGCTGATGAGCAGATTGCCAGCATCACCGGCCTGTCCCGGCAGAACGTTAACAAGGCGAAAAAAGAACTGCTTTCAATGAATTGCCTTCTCATGGAAGGGAGCAAAATCGGCATCAACAAGGAAGTCTCTGCATGGAATTTCAGTAAGAGTCTCCAGGTTAGCAACCTTGTCTCTAAACCAGAGACAAATAAAGTCTCTAAGTTAGAGACAAATGATGTCTCGAATCTAGAGACACACAAAAGAAACTCTTTAAAGAAAAAAGAAACCCCTATATCCCCAGAGGGGAATTTGTCGGTTGCTGAAGAAAAACCAAAGCGCCAGACAGCCAGCAAATACCACTTCGACCGTGACCGCCTGAAAGACACATGGAACCGCAAAGCCGAAACCTTCGGCCTGCCGAAAATCCTCAGCATCAGTGCAACGACCGAGAAGGGCATCAAGCGCCTGTACGACTCCCACCTGAAGCACTGCAAAGAGACTGGGCGACCTACCCAGCAAATCGACACCTTCGTGAACGGCTACATCGAGTTTGGCTATCAGCCAACTGAGTGGGCCTGCGGTGCGAATCCTGGCGGAAAGCGTTACGGCATCGACACGGCGCTGACCCAGAAGAAAATCGACGAAATCATCAGCCAGGAGGCCTGAAATGGACAGTTTAGACTTCGAGCAGCAGCTGGTTGGCTCGATGATGGTCAAAGGCGATCACATCGACTGCCGTGACATCGCCGCAAAGCTTCCGGCTGAGGCGTTCTCGAATCACCACCTGCGCCAGATTTACACCGTCATCTGCCGGTTCATCGATAAATGCGAACCGATTGACCCGTTCACCGTTGGCGCGGCGGTACCGGAAGACACGCGTGACCACGTAATGACCGTTGGCTTCAAGTGCAAGACCGCTGCAAACATCAAAGCGTGGGCAAAGCTGGTTCGACAGTGCTGGATGCTCCGCAAGGGCGCAGCAGACCTCACGAAGGCCGCTGAGATGCTTGCCAACGCCAACACGCAGAACATCAACGAGAGCATTGCCGAAGCAACCGGCATCATCTCAAAGCTTCAGTTCGAAACCACTGACAGGCTGCCACGCCGCATTGGCGACATGCTGACGGATTACATGCAGGTGCTGGAAAAGCGCATGGAAGGGCAGGAGTCGGGTCTGTATCTGAAAACCGGCATCGAGGCAATGGACGAAGCTTACGGCGGGTTCGATCGCACTGACCTGATTGTCATCGCTGGCCGCCCGGGCATGGGCAAGACAGAACTGGCGATCAACATCGGTAACTCAATCGGCCGGCAGAAGGGCAAGGGCCTGATGATTTCGATGGAGATGTCAGATATGCAGGTTGTTGAGCGTTTCGTGGCAGACCGTGGCGGCATCGCACTAGGATCATTGCGTAACCCGCTGGACATGATTGATGAGCAATACACTCGCCTGACAAACGCATCCGCACAGCTTCAGGAAGAAGACAACTACGTGCTGGATGAAACGCTCAGCGTTGACGAAATCATTGCCCATGCAGAGCGCATGAACATGGATGGCGGGCTTAGCTTCGTGTCGATCGACTACCTCGGCCTGATGAAAAAACCAAAGGCTGAACGTAACGACCTGGCGATTGCCGAAATCACCCGCAAGCTGAAGCAGTTCTGCCTTCGCAACAAAGTCCCTGTAATTCTCCTGTCGCAGCTTAACCGCGGCGTAGAAGCACGCGCTGACAAGCGACCAACGATGTCAGACCTGCGCGAATCAGGTGCCATTGAACAGGATGCTGACGTGATTATCTTCCCTTACCGGGACGAGGTTTATCACGACAACAGCGACATGAAGGGGATTGCGGAAATTATCGTAGGCAAGTACCGCTCCGGCCAGCCACAGACGTTTTATATGGGATGGAAGAATGGTCACTTCATCAACATCGATCAGACCGATGTGGCTCAGCAGTATTCCGACAACAAAAACAAAGAGCAGCCGGCCAACGACTGGCGCTACGGAGGTTAAATCGTGAAGAACCTAACAGCTGATAAATGTAGGGAATGGATTGATATTTTTAGTGAGCTTGAGAAAGACGATGCCATAAGTATTGCTGGCGAGGCACACCTCCAGGCTTACCGGATTGCACTACCCATACTGGAGCAGCAGGAGCGGGGTGATGATAGCGAAGATATCTTCATCGTAATGAGAAAGCCTGGATGTATGCCAGTAATAAAGCGGCCAGTCGGAGAGATTGAGGACTATCTCAGCCAGCTTTACAGCATGAATGAAGGCGCCTTATGCGACGTGATTACATACAGATATTCTGGCGCACTTGGTCAGTGGTCGCAGGATGGGAGGGAGCTTCTGAAAATTGCCGAGATGTCTATGGGGCAGCCCACCAATCAGAACGGAGAGCAGTGATGATTGCTGTCATATACGTTGCAGCGATATGCGCGGCCAATTTACTGGTGGCGCATTTCGGCCCATGGGTAACACCGTTGAATGCCTTCTTTCTGGTCGGCCTGGATATGGTGTTGCGGGACATACTTCATGAGCGCCATGGCATCTTACGTTCAGTGATGCTCTCCGCGGTAGCTGGAGCGATAAGTTACGCAATCAATCCGGCATCAGGTCTCATTGCTATAGCGTCAGTCGTCGCCTTTATAGCGGCAGCGCTGGTTAATGCCGTGGTTTATCAGTGGATGATCGATAAATCATGGATAAAAAAATCCAATGCCGGGAACGTAGCTGCTGCGGCTGTGGATTCAGCCCTGTTCCCATTAATCGCCTTCAGTGCATTTCTTCCGCACATCATCCTTGCTCAGTTTCTCTGCAAGACCGTCGGAGGTGCGCTGTGGAGTTGGGTCCTGAAAGGAGTGAAGAGATGATTCATTATCACGGCGGACCCATAACGCCTGACACGTGCGCTATCAGGGCATGGAAAGGGCGGCATGCGTTCATCTCATTTGCTCATGCCGGCCAGATTAACCTCGCCTCTGAATTTTGCCAGTCGTTCGCTTTAGACAACGGAGCGTTCACCGCGTGGAAAGCAGCTGGACGAAACAAAATCGACTGGAGGGATTATTACGAGTTCGTGGCGCGCTGGAAAAACCATCCCGGATTTGATTTTGCGATCATCCCGGACGTAATCGACGGCGGAGAAGCAGAGAACGAAGCGTTGCTTGATGAGTGGCCACACGGTGATTTCTATGGTGTACCGGTATGGCACATGAACGAGAGCGATGATCGGTTCATCCGGCTTTGCAATGAGTATCCGAGAGTGGCGATCGGTAGTTGTGGAGAATACGACGTTAAGCGTCCTAACCTTGCTGTGGCTCGCATGAAAGACCTTATTCGGCACGTTACAGACGATTACGGCCAGCCCATCGCCAAACTTCACGGCCTACGCATGCTTAACCCACTTATCTTCACCAAGCTACCGCTGGCGAGCGCTGATAGCACTAACGTTGCCAGAAACATTGGTATCGATAAGGCATGGTCAGGAGCTTATGCCCCTGCGTCAAAAGAAACCCGCGCTGCACTGATGGTCGAACGTATCGAATCACACAACAGCCCCGGCTCACTGCATTACTGCGAGCAACGGGACCGGTTCAACATGCAGCTGCAGTTGGCTGTATAGGAGGAAGCATGAACAACGTAATCCCCTTAAAACGCTCTGAGCACGTCATATCAGACGCTGAACTGGACATTCTGGCTTTAGACCTTGCACGCATGGCGAGGAAGTACGGTGATTTTCAGTCACTGCCGGCCATGATTCGCAAAACCCTTAGCGACGCATTAAAGCGAGAGAAGCGCGATGGAGAAGGCAACGTTCCTGCTTAGGAGCGACAACATCAGACAGAACTGCATCAGTGCCATCCAGCAACTCCCCGCCAATCCCGACAAGCCTCTGCAGGTAACCATCCAGGAAGACACCAGAAGCCTTGCGCAAAACCGCATGCTTTGGGCCTGCCTGCATGACGTATCGAGCCAGGTGGTCTGGTACGGGAAGAAGCTCGATCCTGAGAGCTGGAAACACATTTTCAGCGCCAGCCTGAAAGGGCAGGAGACGGTGCCGGGCATCAATGGCGGCTTTGTAGTGCTGGGCCAGTCAACAAGCAAAATGCGCGTCGGTGAGATGCGAGATTTAATCACCTTAATCCATGCCTTCGGTGCCGAGCAGAACGTCAGGTTTAGCGACGAGTCAGCGCGTGCAGCTGATTGGGCTAACCGCTTCGGAAAATAACATGACCACCTTTACTGAAATTGGCGCAGCTATCGAAGAGGCTGCGTGGCTTGCTCACGTCCATAACAAACCTCACTGCGTATATCAGCGCTTTGACGGACTGATGGAAGTGGCGCCTGAGAACCCCGATCGCAATCCCATGTACACGACCGGCGCGCCCGGTGTCGTGACCACCGAATACAGGAGTGCAGCATGAGCGATTACACAGGAAGTAACACCCCAATCGACATACGAAACCTCTGGCAGACGCCCCCCGAAATCTACGCCGCGCTAAACCGGGAGTTCAACTTCATTGGTGATGCCGCCGCAAGCGATCTCAATCATCTTCACCCGAAATATCTGACAGAGCAGCAGAACGCACTGGAGGAGGTATGGGAATTTTATTTTCCACCTGGCTACATCTGGCTAAACCCGCCCTACAGCGATATTGGCCCCTGGGTGGAAAAGGCGTCGTCCATTGATAGCGATGTACACGGCGTGGTGATGCTGGTTCCTGCTGACACATCAGTTGGCTGGTTCGCAGATGCACAGAGGACATGCAGTGAAGTGCGTTTCATCACCGGCGGTCGGCTGTCCTTCGTCCGCGCTGATACCGGAAAACCAGTCAATGGAAACAATAAAGGCTCGATGCTGATTATCTGGAATCCACACATGCTGGCTCGCTGTGCTGTCAGCTTTGTAGATCGTGATTTCCTGATGAAGTACGGCCGCGTTCTGATGGGGAGTAAAGCAGCATGAGCAAATTAACCACAGCAATTCATCAGGTGTTATCAGACGACGAATGGCACGCATCGAAAGAGATTATCGATCGCGTCTGCGTGCTTGCATCTGCAAAGCGCATCAACGTGACGGTCGCCCTGCATGACATGGCCGACAACAACAAAATAAAGCGCCAGCGGTTAGGCAATTCGGACCATGACTACCAGTATCGGATGGGCGCATTCAGCATTGGATTTGGCATCAGCTACAACATGGCGATGCTCGACAGCCTGTTAGCGAAAGTGAGAGGTGGAAATGCGCCATTCCTGGTTCGTCCATGACCCTGTAGACACTGAAACCGCTAACGAACTCCTTTCCCGCTACGCCTCTCGCAACATCAAAACTCAGAAGACACTCGCAACCGACCCACGCCTCTGGCTGGTCAGCGCGCTGCTACCTGAGTTCCGGAACGAGCCAATACCGAGCAGGCAGTATAAAAACCCAATGTGGAGCTGAAGATGAAAATTAAAACGTTTGGCTATGACAGGCGCAAACTCACTTCGCTTTCTTACAAGGAGCTGGAAGAGCTTCTGAAGCAGGTAAGTGAAGAGCACGCTTGTACCGACGGCATTCACCTGGTCGACGCAAAGGGCCGGAAAAAGATTGATGCTATTGGATGGGCTGTTTACTACAAGAACAAAAAAGAGGCCGCCAATGCGTGAACGCTGCTGCCGCTGTCACATAACACTCACCTCAGAAGACAAGTATCACTACGGGGCTAATTGTGAAGCCTGTAACGAGGACTACTGGTATGCAGAACACTTCGACTACTTACCGTTGCGATGCGCCTGGAGATACCTTTGCTATCAAGTGCGTTGGCTGTCCAGCATTGCTCACCACGGAGGAAGTTTACTGTTGCTCGGCGTGCGTAGATTCATGGGTGGAAAGCGATCCGAACGGACTAATGGGAGTGGACGATGAGGAAAGTGAGGCGGAAATGTAAGAACCCGGCCTGCCGCGAATGGTTTCATCCAGCCTTCCAGAATCAACGATGGTGCTCACCAGATTGCGGAACGGTGCTGGCGATGGCTGAAAGGGAGAAGAAGCGGCAGAAAGCGATACAGGAAGCAGAACGACGACGAAAGGAAGAATCCCAGCAGGAAAGACGTAGTATCAAAGTTCGCAAGTTAGCCACCAAGCCCGCCAGTTACTTCAAAGCCCAAGCACAGCAAGCCTTCAACCAATTCATCCGCCTTCGTGACCATGACCAGCCCTGCATCAGTTGCGGCGAAACCAATCCGCCTGATTTGCATGGCGGCCAGTGGGATTGCGGACATTTCAAAACTGTAGGCGGCTTCCCGGAGCTCCGCTTCGTTGAAAGTAATGCCTATCGCCAATGCAAATCCTGTAATGCCGGGTCGGCTAAGCATGGTGCAAAGGCGGCAACCGTAGCGCAGAGATATGAAGCCACCCTGGTTGAGAGGTTTGGGCAGCAGTTGGTTGATTGGCTGAATGGACCCCACGAAATGACGCGCTATCGCCGTGAAGACTACATCCGCATCCGGGATGAGTACCGGGCAAAGGTGCGTGAACTGAATAAGCAAAGAGAGGCAGCATGAAACCACTCGACCATTATCGTCTGGCTATGTACCTGCACAGCAAAAAGCAGCTTGAATCCCGGCTAAATGAAATTAACGCCAAGATTGAGCGCGTCCAGTATCAACCACAGCGCCGACTGCCGTTGGGCCAGCGCATCCTGAATTGGTGGCTCGCATGACCGAATACCTCAGAGAAAAGCGGCAGAAACTTCGCATCTACAAACGCAAAGGTGGATTCGCGGTTGATTACCGGATACTCAGAAATATGGCGAAGATGATGGGGGTTAAGCATGCGCATTGAGCGTGACTATCAGCAAATCGTCAGGCTGTCAGGCGTCAGAAGCGCTGCTGACATGCGCCGTTTATTTGGCAATGGCTGGAAGACCATCAACAAATCGCAGCAGGCATGGGTCAGGCATCTGCTGGGCGTATGGGGAGACCACCTGGGCGGAGAAGATTACGACCGCGCAGAGGTTAACGTTATAGGGCGCCTTATGATGCGATGCGAATGGAGTGAGCAGAAGGGTAAGCAGATAGAGAAAATCGTGTCACAGCTGCATTGTGAAGGGCTGCGGGGTGAGGAGTTATTTCGCAAGGCGCGTGACTTGCTTATCCCTCAGTCATCAACGGCAAACATCATCGCTCTCGCCAAAGAATCAGATGATGCCGCCTTTGTTGAATCAGTCATGGTAAAGACATTCGGAAGGGATAACCCGCTTCGGAACGTAGCCAGATTACGATACTGCAAGCGCAAGAGCGTGCAAAATATCGGCTCATCCCTGATTTATTACTGCAGCACCACACCGAAAGAGGCCCGCAACAGAATGGAATGGGCGATGGATATCATCGAAGGAGAAATGTTTTACGCAATTAAGCGAGAAATGGAGAAGGAGATTCTTAAAATTGCTGCATGATTATACAAAATAGCACGAATTGCCAAAGACAAAGGGCATGCGACCTGGCACATTAACGGCATGATCGGGAAGTGAAGCGAACAGATCGCAGCTTTACCGGTCAGTTGCATAAATGTGGATGCCAAAGAGCCTCGCGACCTCACCAGTCGGCGGGGCTTTTTTATTGGCTTATCCCCGGCAAGGGGTAGAGAAAGTCTTATCCCTGATACAGGATAAAAATTTTAACCCGTTGTCGACGGGCAAGGCACTTACCGCTTTTGCGTCAGGGTTATTTTTCAAAAATATCGGCCTCCGGTAAACAAAAATGTTGACCAGGTAAGCATAAATGTTTACTATAGTTTCATGTTCAACAGACAGGAGGAGTAGTGAAGCAAAGCGAGTTCAGGCGGTGGCTTGAATCTCAGGGAGTCGAAGTTTCAAACGGTACTAACCATCTGAAGCTGAGATACAACGGGAAGCGAAGTGTAATGCCGAGGCATCCCGGCGCTGAGTTAAAAGAACCACTGCGTAAGGCCATAATGAAGCAGTTAGGCCTGAAATAATTAACCAGCCCTCAGGGGCTGGTTCTCGCGGAGTTTCACTAAGACGATATGCGATACCCGATTAATCTTGAGCCGTGCGACGGCGGATATGTGGTTTCGTTCCCGGATATACCGGAGGCGCTGACTCAGGGCGATACCCGTGAGGAGGCGTTAGAGATGGGGCTGGATGCGCTGGTTACTTCATTTGATTTCTACTTTGAAGATAACCAGCCTGTTCCGGCGCCTGGTCCGGTGACCGGGGATTTTGTAGAGGTTCCGGCGAGTGTGTCGGCGAAGGTGCTACTGCTAAATGCTTTCCTTGCTTCCGGCTTAACTCAGGTTGAGCTGGCTTCACGCATGGGAGTTAAAAAGCAGGAGGTGACGCGCATTTTCGATCTGCACCACTCGACCAAAATAGATACTGTTCAGAAGGCGCTCTCAGCGCTGGGCAAGCGACTTGAATTAGTCGCTGCCTGACAGGCACCAATAAATTCAAAGGCTCACTTCGGTGGGCCTTTTCTGTTTTCGCCCCTGCCAATCAACTTCGACTCTCACCCTTTCCTGTGTGGCAGCGGGCGCTTTTTTCTACGGTGGATATCCGCAAACGCGGGATTCTCATTGTGATCAACTAAGGCTGCGTCGGGCATTAGACGGCGGGAAGGCTCGGGAAGGTTTCTCAGGTGACAGTGGGAAGTTTAACCGGGCTTGTTCTGTTCACAATGTCATCAATTCCTAAACAGGATAAGTCCCCGTATCAGGGGGTAGGAATGCGTCGCATGCCATATAAATCAGATCCGGGCTTATTCGCCGCCATGATCGCCCTGGGGATGACAGTCCTCGGGTCGATAGCAGCATACGCCTACAAGGTATTAAGCGGGGACGCCTTCAGTTGGCGCACCCTGTGTCTTCAGATGATCGTCTCCGTGTTTGCCGGGTTCCTCATGATGCTGCTCGCCATTTACTGGCAGTGGCCGCAGGAAGTCACCGGCGCAATCTGTGGTATGGCTGGCTGGTCCGGCTCATCTCTGATTAAAACCCTTGAAAAGCGTTTTCTGCAGAAAGCCTCAGGAGATGCGGGAGTTGCTGAATGATGACCAGAGACCAGCTTAAAAAGGCTGCATCTATTTCTGATGCGCTAGCCAGCCGGTGGTATCCACACGTTCTGGCTGCAATGAAAGAGTTCGGCATTGATACACCAAAGCGCCAGGCTTACTTCATTGCACAGGTTGGTACGGAGTCAGGCGGGTTCACTGTAATCAGGGAAAGCCTGAATTACTCAGTTGCTGGCCTGGCTATCTTCGGATCCCGTCTTACTGCTGCACAGCGTGAGCAGCTCGGACGCAAGTCGGGTGAGCCTGCCTTATCGCAGGAACGACAGGCAGCCATTGCAAATATCGTTTACGGCGGCCGATATGGTAACAACCTGAATGGAGATGGCTGGAAATATCGTGGGCGCGGACTGAAACAGGTTACCTTCCACGATAACTACGAAGCCTGCGGTAAAGCATTAAATCTGCCGCTTCTTTCTAATCCCGATTTACTGCTGGAAGACGTCAATGCCGCTCGCTCGGCTGGCTGGTTCTGGCGGGCCAACGACTGCAACCGCTTTGCCGATGCTTCTGACGTGACCGGGCTGACCCGCCGGATAAATGGCGGGACAAATGGCCTGGCAGATCGCATTGCGCGCACGCGGATTGCAGAGCAGGTACTCCTATGACTGGTAAAGCGAGAATGGCGAGATATCGCCGGTTCATCCCCGTCATCTTCTCGGTAATCATCATCGGTTTCGTTGGCAAGCTCTGGTATGACAATGCCAACCTCACAGATCGAAACAACCGCCTGCGCGAGCAATTCATCCTGGCGAATGAGCGGAACATGAAGTTTGCTGAGGGCTTAGGGCCGATTACGAAGCGACTTGATAGCCTGGCAACAACGCTCGATGAAGAGAGCCGCCGGCGCTCTACCGCCGAGACCCGGGCTAACTCATTGCAGAAAGAAAACGAGTTCCTCCGCTCCAGCAAGCAGTGCTCAATAGCAATCGATCCTAGTGCTGTTGATAAAGCTAACAAGGAAGGCGGAACAGTGATAATTCAGGCTGCGCCGGTAGGTGAGTAATGAAATGGCTGGCTGATAACTGGAAGATGCTCGCAACAGCAGCATTGCTTCTGCTCTGTGCTGGTATGGCTAAAACAGCCAGCTACTATCACGGCAAGTTTGTTTCTGCGGACAGCCTGGCAACTGAGCGTCAGGAAACCATCACCGATATGCAGCGCAGGCAGCAAAGTGTTGCTGCTCTCGATGCGAAATACACGAAGGAGCTAGCCGATGCTAAAGCAACTATCGATCAGCTGCATGATGATGTTGCTACTGGCAAGCGTCGGTTGCAGCTCAACGCCACCTGCCAGAAACAATCCTCCTCCGGCACCGCCAGCCTGGATGATGCAGCCAGCGCCCGACTTACTGACGCCGCTCAACGGGATTATTTCACCCTCAGAGAGCGAATCGAAGTCGCCGGAAAGCAAATAGCGGGTCTGCAGCAGTACGTAAGAGAACAGTGCCTGAAGTAACAGAGCCTCGCAAAATCGGGGCTTTTTTATGTCCGCAGTTAAAACCACACGCGCCATGCCCGGCGCATTAAACAACACAGAGCCTTTCAGGAATCAGCTTCGGAGATAACCGTTATAAGCGGCGGCTTCTCTGTGGGCGGTTATCTGGGCAACGAGGCTTATTCACTAAAAGGTAATCGCGATGAATAAATTTATTGAGAGAGCATCAAGAATTGGTCGTCTGTATTCGGAGTATTTACGAACTCAGGCCGGTGAGATGGATGTTCTAGCTGAAATTCAGAAGATGGGCGATGAGCTTAAAGCAGCGGGGTGTGTTAACTCCCATTTCTTTGATGCCTTACTTAGACACGGATTTATGCATGACATGATTTCTATAAATAAACAGAGGGCGGATGGTAAACCCCATGTGTATGTATTGCATGCAGAAGATAGCGGACTTACCAAAATCGGATTCAGTACTCGTGTAGACAAGCGAGTGAGTGAAATTGCCCGGATGAGCGGAGCGTCACTGAAGATGATCGCAAAGATACCGGCGCAGAGAGGTTTGGAGACTGAATTGCACCAGAAGTATGGCGGGTTCAGAGCGCATGGTGAGTGGTTTTGTCTAATGAAAGAGCACCTTTCAGAGTTGGCATCATATCCCGGAAACCTTATTGCCAATAAGTAACCATCACAAGGCGCATTTGCGAGTGCGCCTGATGATGAATCTCTCCGACAAGGGATAACGGTTAGCCACGCTGTGAAGCGTTGCGAATCCGGAACCACAAATCACCAAGAAAAATCAAATCGCCAAAGAAATCTACCGCAATCCGAGCGACATCAATATAGCTCTGAAAATCCATAATACTCTCCTGTTAGCACGACAGCATCCGAAGTGGTGGCTGTTCTTTTGTGAGGGTTAATCCCCTGGTAGTGATGAATTTAGATTTCATTCCTGTGCTAACAGGTTTGGTTCCAGGTGAATTAGTGGAGTAGAGAATGGCAAGGATTAGAATCACCGTTAGCGGACTGGAGTATGCATCGGACGAAGGACTTCACACGACGGCGGCAGAGGTAGTCGTAAAGCGTGGCAGGAAAGAGATTGTCCGCGACACCTTCAATGGCAAATCTGCAGGTGATTACTCCCGCACCTATGAAGTGACGGATGGGAAAGGCGATCTGGATGTGACCTATACAACCGAGTCACCTCACTTCCAGTGCAAGGCTGAGATTGTAGACAGCGAATAAAGGTGGGTAAGACATGAAGCAAACCGGGCCCGTCACACTGACTATCGACATGAAAGAGCATGTAGCGAAGTCTCAAGCCGTACTCGACGAATTGCAGAGAAGGCTAAAGCAGTTCTCCCCTGAGGCTGATGAAGATTACGTATTGCGAAGCCTGCTGTTAGAAATTACGTTCGATTACCTCGAAGCGAAAAAGAAAATTAACCCTGCGAAATAGCCAAGTCAGGAGGCGCATATGGCAAGCGAGCAATTAAACAGCCGGCCATATCCACCTGCTGATTTTGTCGAAGAGTTCACTCCATACATCAAACTGATCCCCGCCACTGATATTTACGGATGGGTGACAGACAACATAATTGATGGCAATGGACCACTTCACAATCCCGATCACGAACACTTACTGGATGCGGATATTGCATTCATGTGGGCTGCGTCTGCCTTCAGCAAAAAAGGTCGCACCGTACTCGGTCAGGCTGAAGAGGTAGCAATGCGAGCAGGTGGCTGGCAAAAGGCCAGAATGGAACAGCAGATGTATGAGTGGTTCGGTCACAAGCCGGATTACATCATCACCCTGGCCGCTGACTTCTGCTCTCAATGTAGCGATCTGGAATTCTGCGCACTGCTGGAGCATGAGCTTTATCACATTGCTCAGAAGACCGATGAATTTGGCGCTCCTGAATTCTACCGTGACACCGGGCAGCCCAAGTTGTGCATGCGTGGTCATGACGTAGAGGAGTTCGTTGGTGTGGTTCGCCGATATGGTGCCAGCGCCGACGTACAGGAAATTATCGATGCCGCCAGCCAACCGGCTGAGGTGGCGAAAATCAACATAGCCAGGGCGTGCGGCACTTGCCTCATGAAGCTGGCATAACGCTTTATTCAGATTGTCATGGAGGTAGCCTGTGGCAGCATTATCGACAGAGGTTAAAGCCTTCATCGTTCAGTCTCTGGCGTGCTTTGAGCCGCCAACGAAAGTCATTGAGCTTGTAAAGGCTGAATTCAACGTTGAGGTTTCACGCCAACAGGTTTCTCAATACAGCCCCGGCAATGCCATGGCGGCTAAATTGAGTCAGAAATGGATAGACCTGTTCGAAAGCACTCGCGCACGTTTCCAGACCGAAATATCTGACATCCCTATTGCCAACAAAGCTTATCGCCTGCGCACCCTCGATCGGATGATGACGAGGGCCGAGAACATGAAGAACATGGCGCTGGCGGCCACGCTGATTGAGCAGGCTGCGAAAGAGTGCGGTGATGCTTATACCAATAGGCAAAAGGTGGAGCACACCAGCCCTGATGGCAGCATGACACCAAAGCCGACTGTAATTCAGCTCTTGCCTGTTGAGCCAAAATCATGAGTGAAGCCGTTCAACTCCCGATCCCTGCCAAGCTTGCACCACTGTTCACTGCAGTCGGTAAGCGTTATCGCTGCTCACATGGTGGACGCGGTAGCGCAAAGACGCGCACGTTTGCCCTGATGACAGCCGTGAAGGCATATCAGGCAATGATGAATGGAGAGAGCGGCGTAATCCTCTGCGCACGTGAGTTTATGAACTCGCTCGAAGAGTCGAGCATGCAGGAAGTGAAGCAGGCGATCCTGTCGGTTCCGTGGCTGGCTTCGAACTTCGATATTGGCGAGAAATATATTCGCACCATCGACAAAACCGTGACATACGTTTTCGCCGGCCTGCGTCATAACCTCGACAGCATCAAGTCGAAAGCTCGCATTCTTCTTTGCTGGGTAGATGAAGCCGAATCGGTCAGCGAAATCGCCTGGCAGAAACTCAGTCCGACAGTGCGTGAAGAAGGATCGGAGATTTGGGTGACATGGAACCCGGAGCGCGATGGCAGCGCCACTGATAAACGTTTTCGCAAAGAAGCTGGCGACGACTGCGTAACCGTCGAGATGAACTACACGGATAATCCGTGGTTCCCTGACGTGCTGGAAGGTGAGCGACTCAACGATCAGCGCCGACTCGACCCTGCAACCTATGCGTGTGTATGGGAAGGCGCCTATCTGGAGAACTCAGATAAGCAGGTGCTTGCTGGCAAATATCGTATTGCTGAATTCTCTGATGATCTGTGGAAAGAGGCTGAGCGTTTGTTCTTTGGCGCTGACTTTGGTTTCGCCAAGGACCCGAATACACTGACCAGATCATTCATTCTGCATAACCGGCTTTACATCGAGTATGAGGCTTATGGTCAGCAGACAGAGTTGGACCACATGCCAGAGCTTTACGACACCGTACCCGGCTCGCGTGAATGGCCTATCAAGGCCGACTCTGCGCGACCAGAAACAATCAGCTACCTCAGGCGGCAGGGATTCAAAATATCTGCTGCTGAGAAGTGGCAGGGCAGCGTTGAGGATGGCATAGCACATTTGCGCGGCTTTGACGAAATCATCATCCATCCACGTTGCAAGAACGTAGCCCGTGAAGCTCGCATGTGGTCGTACAAAACGGACCGCATCACCGGAGAGGTACTGCCGAAACTTGCCGATGGCGATGAGCACTGCTGGGACGGCATTCGCTATGGCCTCGATGGTCATATTAAGCGCAAAGGCCAGTTAGCAGGGATGATGATCCCAAAAAGGCTGCGTTAAAGCCTAAAGATTTACCATGAACTGACGTTAATTTTAATGATGTACTTACAAGGAGATAGTTATGCAGCATCATTTTAAAAACGTTATTTTCCAACGCATTCCGAAAGGTTTCACCGCTGGCAATCAGGTCAAGCTAGCCGATGTTCTTGCTAATGGGAAAACGGAGTCAGCATTGATAGAAGCCCTTCAGAAACAATTTAAAGGCGACACGATAAAGCTGAAAAGCTATCAGTAATTTCCAAGCCACTTCGGTGGCTTTTTTATTGCCCCAAACCCACCAACGGACAAACCATGACTGACAAATTAACGCTAGCCGTCAATCACGCGCTGAATGACGTCAGGCTTGCTCGTGCGCGGCAAATGGCATTTAACCCTGGCATGGGGCTGGATGCGAAACGTGAAAGCGCGTGGTGCGAATACGGCTTCAAAGAAGATCTGACGTTTGATGACTTCTACAAGCTTTACAATCGCAGCGGTATTGCTCACGGCTCAGTCAATAAGCTGGCTGGCACCTGCTGGCAAACAAACCCTGAAATCATTCAGGGGCCGCCGGGCGATGAATCTCGCAAAGAAACGGCGTGGGAGAGAGAATCCAAAAAGGTATTCACTCACCGTTTCTGGCGTGCGTTCGCCGAAGCTGATAAGCGCCGATTAGTTGGCGTCTGGTCTGCGATTCTCCTGCACATTCGAGATGGAAAGCAGTGGGGTGAGCCAGTCGTTAAAGGCCGGGGGCTGGCAAAGATTAGCCCTGTATGGCGTAGCTCCATCAAGGTGAAGAGCAGAGATGCTAATGGCGACATTACCATGTGGCAGTACACGGAAGCGCATGAGGACGGGAAAGCAGTTTTAAAGGATGTTCACCCTGATCGCGTCTTCATTTTGGGTGACATGTCAGACGATGCCATTGGCTTTCTTGAGCCTGGATACAACGCATGTGTCAGCCTCGAGAAAGTCGAGGGTGGATCTGGCGAGTCATTCCTGAAGAACGCGGCACGTCAGCAGAATATCAATTTTGACAAAGAGGTCGATTTCAACAATCTGGCCTCAATGTATGGCGTGACAGTTGATGAGCTTCAGGAGCGCTACAACGAAGCAGCCAGAGAGATTAACCGAGGCAACGACACGCTTCTGATTACTCAGGGCGCCCAGGTCACATCAATGGTCAATGCCGTTTCTGACCCGTCGCCAACGTATGGGGTGAACCTGCAGACTTGGTGCTGCTCGGTAGATATCCCTTCACGAATCATTGTTGGAAATCAGTCCGGTGAACGAGCCAGCACTGAAGACAACAAGTACATGAACAAGCGCTGCCAATCGCGCCGCAATGAGTTGTCATTCGATGTCGAAGATATGGCGGACAAGCTCATTGACCTGAAAGTTGTATCAGCCATCGGCGAAAAAACAGTTGTTTGGGATGACCTGAACGAGCAGACCGCCGGCGAGATGCTGGATAACGCAGCCAAGATGAGCAGAATCAACCAGACCTCTCTCGCATCCGGTGAGCAGGTATTCACGGTCAATGAAATACGTGTAGCCGCAGGATATGAGCCGGGCGGCGGTGAGCCATTACCAGAGGATGAGGAAGATGGCGAAACTGAAGAAGAAGGCGAAGCCAGCAATCCTGCCCGGCAACAAGCTTGACCCGACCGGCGTTGACCGCCTTGAGCGCGGTGCAATGCGAGAATACGGCAGGCGCCTTAAGCAAATCAGCACACGATACATTGAACTGCTTAACCGCATCCCGGCAGAGCCAGCAGTAAATCAGCGTTACACCTTCCAGTTAGACCCAACCCTGCTTTCGATGCTGTTGCAGAACAGCGATTCACTCGTTGATGAAATCCTGCTGCAGGGTGGTGAATTCAATCCGTGGCTGTTTCAGGATTACGTTTCACCATCTTATCAGCGAGGCACGGCGCAGGAGTTTGCCAACCTGTCTCAGCAATCTCCCGCGTACGAAGCAGATCGCGGCAGTGTGCAGGATATCCTTCTCAGCGATGCCTATCAAAGCCGGTTAATTCTGGTGAGAGCCCGCACGTTTGAAGAGATGAAAGGGCTTGCTGCGGATGTGAAGCAGGACCTGTCGAGAATCCTGACAGATGGGATGGGGCGCGGACAGAACCCGAAAGAAATAGCCAGACGGCTGCGTGACCAGATAGGTATTGAGCAGGGCCGTGCTAACCGTATAGCCAGAACGGAAATCACCACCGCACTACGGCGTGCCAGATGGGATGAGCATGATTCAGCCAAAGATGAACTAGGCCTGAATGTCATGCTGCTTCACCTGTCTGCCCTGAGCGCCACAACGCGCCGGACGCATGCACTACGCCACGGCAACCTCTACACCTCAGAAGATGTTCGCGACTGGTACAGCATCAACGGCAACGCGATCAACTGCAAATGCTCTCAGGTCACTGTACTGGTTGATGCGAAGGGCGTGCCGCTCAATTCCTCAGTAATCGATATCGCCAAAAAAGAGTTTACCCAGACATGGGGGAAGCGCATGGCAACCAACAAATCACATCACTGCTGCGACCATAAGCACGCGGCTTAATTGAGAGATAACCATGACTATGCAGGTCAATGTCACCACTAAGGTGAACAGTCAGGCTATTCGCCGTGAAACGTATAACGGTCGGCCGCATCTGGTGCTGCCAAGTTACACGCTGCCAGCCAACGTTGTGATGAACGGCGGCCTGTATCCGGCATCTGAAATCGACGCGCATTATCAGGGGCTGGAAGGCACGCTGGCGCCGCTCGGCCATCCGACTGTAGACGGCCAGTTTGTCTCAGCCTTTTCACCTGAAGGCATCAACTCAGGTCACATTGGCGCATGGAACCGCAATGTTAGGAAGTCCGGCAACCGAGTTTATGCGGAGAAATGGATTGATACCACCGTAGCGAACCAGAGCGAAGGCGGACGGGAGTTGCTTGAGCGTGTTGCCGCTATTGAGCGTGGCGATGACGTTCCGCCGATCCACACCAGTGTTGCTGTATTTCTCGACCAACTGGAGTCTAGCGCAGAACAGAAGGCGCAGGGCATCGAGTGGGTCGCGAAGATTAACATGATGGACCACGACGCCATTCTGCTGCACGAGGTTGGCGCAGCGCAGCCCGAGCAGGGTGTTGGCCTGATGGTTAATGCTGACCAGGCGAAAACGCTGCAATCCAACTCTGGCGCGCTGATTGGCGAATCATATCGCGAGCGCGAACGCCGCCTTGAGCAGGCTGCCCGAGATAAGTTTGCTACCGGCCCGGATGATTACGCGTGGATCGCTGACTTCACCGATTCGCAGGCGATTATCATCCGTAACGGGGGCGATGCGCAGGTTTACGGTTATACAACCGAAGGCGGCAAGATCACCTTTGACGATACCGGCTCAAAAGTTGCCCGCCAGGAGTCATGGGTCGCCATCGTAGCCAACAAAGTTAAATCCCTTTTCACACCGCAGGATGCTCCTGCAACAAACCACCAAACGGAGGGCGATATGCCTTTAACCAAAGAAGAACTGGAACAGATTGGCACTATCGTCAGCGGCGCTATCGCTGCTAACAACGAAGCGTCACTGAAGCCCATTACTGAAGCACTGGCAGGCATCCAGGCCAATCAGAAAACGCTGTCAGATTCACTGACTGCCAACTCACGCGCTGAAGAGAAAACCAAGCGTGATGCTGTGGCAGCAGTGCATGGCGAAATCGTCGCTAACGCTCTGTCAGGTGAAGCGCTGGACGCAATGTTTAAGTCTCTGGGTGAAGCCACCCACATCGGCACCAATAGTGCCAAAAACCCACCAGTGACCGGCGCACCGGATCCGGCTGCTTACTTCGGAGGTGCTGCGTAATGGCACGTTATCGTCGCGTTAATATCGACGGTCAGTCTCTGTACAAGACCGAAACCCGCGTTACTGCTGCAGCTCTGCTGCCGGGTACTGCGGCTGTAATCAACGACGACAATGAGTTTGCGCAGGCTACCGCGCTGGCTGGTCGTCTCTACATCATTGACGTTGCCTACCATCAGGGCCTGAAAATCACCGAAGCCGTGCCGGCTGGCGACTCTGCTGTAGGCAACTACGTGGAAGAAGGTCGTGAGCTGGCGCTGCTGTGCGCTGCAGGCACCTACGGAAAAGACGACCCGATCAAACTCGGAACGAACGGTCAGTTCACCAAAGCCACATCTGATACCGATTCGGTTATCGGCTACAGCCAGGATGAAGCGACTATCGCTGCGAGCTCTACCGACTTTATCCGCGTGCGTATGCGCGTCGGCACCGTTGCCGCAGCTGCTGGCGCTTAATCAGGAGAATAAGAATGTATTTTACCGCTGAAACACTGGCTGCTAATAGCCGACTGCGCGGACACTGGAACGAGCTGTGGGCGAACCGTGACATCTTCAATGCTCAGCACGACATGATGGTCAACGCGTTTCGTACGCGCATGACGCATGAAATGCTGGCAGCGAATGCCATCGGCGGCTTTACCCGCGAGTTCTGGGCTGAGATTGACCGCCAGATTATCCAGATGCGCGATCAGGAAGATGGCATGGAAATCATCAACGACCTGATGGGCGTGCAGACCGTTCTTCCTATCGGCAAGACTGCGAAGATGTATAACGTATCAGGCGACATCGCAGATGACGTATCCATCAGCATTGATGGTCAGGCGCCATATTCATTCGACCACACTGATTACGATGGTGATGGTGACCCTATCCCGGTGTTTACCGCTGGCTATGGTGTCAACTGGCGTCATGCTGCTGGCCTGAGCACTGTCGGCATCGATCTGGCGCTTGATTCTCAGGCTGCCAAGCTGCGCAAGTTCCATAAAAAGCGCGTTGATTACTACCTCAATGGCAGTGACGCAATCTCCGTCGATGGCATGAAAGGTCAGGGCATCCGCAACCACCGCAACACTTCCAAGATCAACCTTGGAAACGGAGCTGGCGGCGCAAATATCGATCTGACAACGGCTACCCCGGCTCAGATGCTGGCCTTCTTCGGTCCTACTGGTGCCTTTGGTATCAACGCCCGTCGCAACAAAGTTGCTGCTTATGACAAGTTGTGGGTGAGCGCCGAAATCTGGGCGAACATGTCCAAGCCTTACACCATTGAAGTTGGCAGCGGCTCGAATGCTTTTGTAAGTGGCACTGTGCTGGATGCGATCGCGAAGTTCATTCCTGCCAGAGAAATCACGCCGACCTTCGCACTTACCGGCAATGAATTCTTCGGCTACCAGCGCCGTCAGGACGTCATTTCTCCGCTGGTTGGTATGGCTGTTGGTACTGTGCCGCTGCCGCGTCCAATGCCGCAGAGCAATTACAACTTCCAGATCATGTCTGCTGAAGGCTTGCAGATTAAGAAGGACGGCGAAGGCCTGTCCGGTGTGGTCTACGGCGCCAACCTGGCTTAAGGAGAAATAATGGCTGATAAATACGAAGTGATTAAGCCTTGGCACGGCGTGGCAAAGGGTGACGTGGTGCAGCTGGAAACATTGCATCCATCACTGAAGCCTCACGTCCGCAAGCTTTCTGACAAAGCCGCGGCTGAGCTGGTTCCAGCAACACCTAGCGCCACGTCAGACAAGCAGGCCCGCAAAGATGCGATCACTAAGCGTCTTGATGAGCTGGGTATTGAGTACAAAGGCAATCTCGGCGCTGACAAGCTGGCAGAGCTGCTGCCGGATGGTGAGATGGAAAAGCTTTTCCCTACCGCTGAATAACAACCGCCGCGCTGGCGGTTTTTTTATGCCCTGTTCCGGCAGGGCTGAGAGGTACTCATGGTTACCCAGGAGCAGGCAAAAGAGTATCTGGTTAGCCAGGGTATTACGCTGCCAGATTTCATTCTCACGGCGCTCGTTGAGCAGGCAAACAGCATTCAGGAATGTCTGGATGCTAATTACCCGACAGCCACGGCATTACTCATTCAGATGTACCTGTTAGGACTGATGGGGCTGGGGCAGGGCGATAAATACATCAGCTCTCAGTCAGCCCCATCTGGTGCGTCGAGGTCATTCCGCTATCAGTCTTTTGCCGACCGCTGGTCTGGTTCGCTATCACTGCTTCGCAGCCTAGACAAGTTCGGCTGCGCAACTGCGCTGATTCCGCCCGATCCGGGACAGAAGGCCTTTGCAGGTATTTGGGTGGCCAAGGGTGGCTGCATGTGCGGAGGTCGGAAATGATGCAAGCCAAATGCCTCGCTGAAATGCTCAACCAAATGCTTCTTCTCGATCCCGAGGCGGCGAAGTCGTTGGCTGGGGGGCGTGTCGTTTGCAATAAAGCGCTCGCAGCTGCTGACTCTCCATTCGTTTGCAGCGTCGGCAAAGATGGACTGCCGCGTATCGGCATGGTTGGTGTGCTTAATGCGCTGGCCTCACCCGGTAGCGGTAAGGTTGCCGCTATCTACGACGACTTCGGGAAACTGACATCATTCACTGTGGTGGGCGTATGAACTGGCAACCCACATCATCACCACCAAAGCCATTCGAGCGAGTGTGGGTGACGACTTCAAATGGTCGGCAGACAACCGGCTATGTGAACAACAGCGGTGAGTGGGTGATTAACTGCCCTCGCATTGCCGCTCAGAAGGCCGCTGTGACTAGCTGGAGGAAATGATATGTCAGAGGTGGCTCGGTGGTCTTATACCGGCAAGGCAACGTTCTGGAAGCGGCTTGAAGGAACTAATGAGTATGGGGACCCTCTCGGATACGCCGCTCCAGTTGTTATTGACTGCGGGTATGAGGGCGGGCTTAGCAAGCGCTTAGGTAATCTCGGTGCTGAGCGCGTGGTGAAAAACACTTTCTGGAGTGAGTTTGCTGAGGCTGATGTCGGTGACTACATCATGATCGGGATTTCTGAAGAGACTGACCCTCTTACCGCAGGCGCTGATGAAATCATGCAGTCGGTTCGCTCCGAGGATACCTTCGACCGTCTTATCGATGACTGGGCCATCATCACAGGAGCATAACGATGGGAGTAAAAGTCCGCGGCATCCGTCAGGCCCAGCAGAACCTTAACGCACTGATTGGAGACATTCAGGGCAGGAAGGCGGTCAGAGCCATTCAGAGCGCATTAATCATCGGTTCTTCCCGCGCAGCTCTGTACACACCTATCGACACATCCACGCTCATCAACAGCCAGTTCCGGGAGCTCGACATCAAAGGTACGAGGCTGACGGGGCGGGTTGGCTACACAGCGAATTATGCGGTTTATGTTCACGATCCGAATGTGCCGCAGACCTTCCGCCGGGCAACGGCTCAGAAGGAGTTTTTGACCAAAGGCTTTGAAGATGAGCGTGACGCAATCACAGCGGTCATTGCTAAGGAGATGGCACTTTGAACCCTCCAATGCATACCAGAGTGAAGAACTACCTCAGCGATGCAGGACTCACCGACGGCTTTCAGGTGCAACTCCTGATGTGGAATGACACGGGCAGTCTGTCCGATCGCTTCATGGTTTTCCGGCCCAATGGCGGCTCAGCGATACGTAATCAGCTTGGCGGTGAATATTACGTACTGCTCGACGTAATCGGCGCCAAAGGCGGAAACGGCGCGGTAGATGAGCGAGTGCAGGCCATCATTGATTACGTCCAGCAAAACCCTATGACTGACGCCTGTGTCGGTTATCTCCAGAACCTCGGCGGCATCCCTTCGCCAGTTCCAACAGCCGAAGGCCGCCTGGTCTATCGGCTCCAGTTTGTTGCCACTTTCGGCAGCTAGATAAACGTCAAAGAGGAATTACCCATGGCAGATTGCCAGAACAGCAACGAACGTTTGTTCGGTGGCGCCGTTGTGCTCGAAGTGGCTGACGGTTGCAGCGATGCGCTCCCGCAGGAGTCGGAGTGGAAAGCGCTTGCAGCCGGCACATCAAAGGGCTTCGACTTCAGCCCTAACAGCGTCACCAGTGATGCAGACGATGGTAAAGGCTACGTTGAGACGATCGTCACCAACTCGGATTTCACAATCAGCTTTGAAGGTGAAGTTCGCAAGAAGGACAAGTTGGACCAGTACGGCATTGGCCGCTATATCAAGTACTACCACACCGAGATCAGTAACCGCCGTCAACCTGGTATCTGGGTTCGCCTGGAATACGGACCGGTAACTTTCATCGGTTATATGAACATCACAGCACTTAGTTCTGATGGCGGCACCAACGACATCGTGTCCCTCACCACAGAATTCAAAGTTGGTGACGCCAGCACGATTGATGTTATCGACACTGATGAGCCTGTGCCGGCTACCGGCGTTACAGTGGCCCCGGCCACTACCTCAGTCGTAGTTAGTGCGACTCGCCAGCTGACCGGCACGGTATTACCGGCTGATGCAACTGATAAGTCCGGCACATGGACAACCTCAGATGCTACGAAAGCAACCGTCAGTAGCACCGGCCTGGTTACTGGTGTGGCCGCCGGCACAGCGACGATCACATTCAAGTCGAATGACGGCAACTTCACTGGCACCACGGCTGTAACGGTTACTGCTTCGTAACCATTACAAAGGGCTGGCTTCAGCCCTTGATAATGATTATGGAGGTTCAATGACACCCTGGAAGGAAATAGGCGAGTGCCTGATTAGCTATGGCGCAGAGGAATATTTCTTTCGCCCATCTTTCACGGCGATGTCGCACATCGGAACGCCGGAAGAAATCGTAGAAGCGTTTTATGCGCTGCATAACGACGAAGCCACGCCACGACTAAAAGCACTGGCGGATAACTATCAGGTCATCCCGGAGCATCAGCGCCGTTTCTATGCCGCCTACAGTGGCTGCGATATCGCACCTGCTTTCGCGCTCAAATGGCTTCTGTCTTCCGCGTGCTCTAAAGCGGCGATATCAGCCGCAATGATTGTGCTGGCCGCCTGTTGTGATAGGGATACCACTCCGCTGACTGGTGAGCTGGTGCCGGGAAAAACAGGGCGTCGCGCATTCGTCTATCGGCCAGGCGCCATGCCGGTCAGGGATATGGTGCTTATTGCTCAGTCCCTGATTCAGCATGGCATCATCGGCAAAGCGAAGGTCAGGAAGCTGCAGCGCCATGAAGCCGACAGTACATCATCAGAATTCAATGCATTCGAGTACATCAGTGCAGCCCGTACCCATCTCGGCATGAGCAGAGAGGAAGCTGAGCAGCTCACCATGACCGAATTCCAGATGATGCTGGCAGCGAAGTTCCCAGAGCAGAAGGGCTTCACGCGTGAAGAGTACGACAGCGTGGCTGATGACTATCTGGCGAGGAAGGCGAGGAGGATGAAAAAAGACCAATAAAAAACCCGACACAAAGGCCGGGCTCATTCAGAGTGGAGGGAGTTAAGCGGCTTGCTTGGCGCTCTTTCTCTTACCATGACACTCTTTAGTACCATCAATGGTGTTTGCAGCCAGAAACTTAGGTGCAGCGGCAAGCATGTTCTCCATAGCTACACCCATGCGTGCAAACGCATCAGACGTACGGATTTGAACTTCTGCAGCTTTACTTTGACGGATATGTTTCATGAGCTCTCCTGTGCCTGCAACTACAGGCAATATCTACGGAACACGCGGCGGACCATTTCACAAACCACGACCGTGATGGGCCAAGGATTATACTTTTAATATTGTGATTGTCTACCTAGACATCAAGTATAGACATAATCACATGCTCTATCTCAGCGATAGATGCGGTCATCAGCGTGTCATCACCCCTGAATCCAAATGAACCGTATAGATTCATGAGGTCTTGGGTATCTGGTTCTATCACATTGACGGTAGAACATTCAACAGCCGAGCAAAAGAGATATGCAGCAACTAACGTTATTTTAAGCATTTTGCCATGTAAGGGATGATCCGGTACATGCCTGACAAAGCTCTCTACAAACTGAATATCAAAACTCTTTGCTTCTGTATTGTAGGTGCAAATGGCCGCACCCGCTGGAATTCCGCTTTCCGATGAGACCAGCTTAACAGTCATCTCAAATTTGTTGTCGTGATTGCCAAACTCAGCAAATGCGAAATCCCAGTTTAGCTCAACAAATTGAGAAGAAAGCCACTGGTAATCTTCATCAGTGATAGCGCCTACCGCCAAGGGTATGCCCGCACTATCAATCAGTAGCTGAAGGTTAGCTAAAACTGAGCTACCGATCTGTTCCAAATTCATTTGCGGACCCTCCGTTTTGTGAGGGCGAGAGAATATCATGACCTCACTCTCAGTACATAGTATCGGCAAGGTTTGCTTATGCTTTAGCTGATTTATTTGCACCATCTTGCACCCGCTACATGCTAGGATTTATCCCATCATTTACTTTGGGGATATGGATATGGAGCTTCAGGGTTTTGCTCCTCAAAAGGTCACATGGTTCAGAGATTGGGTGCTTAAAAAGAACTTCTTAGAAGTCGTCGATTTGCACTTTACCTTAACCGGGGCTGTCAAAACGCATTACCGACTGCGTGGTAATGAAAAGCATCTAAGGATTGCGATCAGCGCCTGTGAATACATGGTCAGCATTTCGGACATCGTGATGGATGCTTTTATTACTCAGGCCCATTACCAGATTTACGAATACGAGCAGATCATTGGCCCGTATCCTCATCCCAGAACTTTCGTCAGACCAACGAATGTCGGCTATGACCAATTAGGTGTTCTATTACGGCGTTATAAGCAGGCCGAAAGAGATGCTACCCTGAAAGAGAAAATGCTCTCTGAAGGTTGGAAGGGAGGGACTATAAACCTTTCCGAAGTCAAAGGTCGCTACTTCTTACATCAAAAAGGATAAGGGTATGAAGAAACTGATTTTGGGTGCAATGACGATAGTTTCGGTTACTGCAGCGGCTAGCAAGCCGCCTTACAATCTGCACGTGCCGTCAGATCCTAATGCGACCTTTACCGTGCTGGAGGTTGGAAACAAAGGAAATCTTGCCACTATAATCACCAAGCGAGATGGAAAGTCAGGTACAACTTATTCGCAGCGTGCCTACGATTGCAGCGCAAGGAAGGTTATGTATTTAGGTTCTGGCGAGACATTAGGTGAGATGCGCTCATCTAAACCAGACGATCACCTTTCACCAATAGTTGATGGCTCAATTGCAGACTATGTCGGTAATGAGGCCTGTAATTAGAATCAACCCATTAATACAATAACCCGCTCCGGCGGGTTTTTTATTGCCCGGAGATAGTAATGTCAGAGAAGGTTGGAGAAATTTACTACGACGTTGGCGCTGACATTGCTCCATTGCTGCAAGGGGCAGCACAAGCAAAGGAAGCGCTTGATTCGATGGGGAAGGGAGCGGGCAGGGCCTCTAACAGCATGGATGGTCTTGAGCGTTCAGCGCAAAAAACAGGAAAGGCGGTTGCTAGATCTGCCAATGACGCCAGTCAGGCTTCTAAGGTTATGGAATCACTTGGAAACCAAGTCGCGATACTTGAAGAAAAACAGCAAAACGGCGCAAGGGCTGCGGTCATGCTGGCAGCCGAACTTCAGGCTGGCTCACAGGCAACTGCGGCGCAAAGAAAAGAAGTTGCGGCCTTAGCTGGTCAGCTCTATGACCTCAAGACAGCTCAAGATACTGCCTCATCATCTACTGAGAAAGCGGCCGCTTCATCCGGCAGGATGGAGATGATGATGAACCGAGTTGGTTTGGCAATAGCAGGTGCTTTTACGTTGCAAGCTGCCGGTCGCATCATTTCTATAGCGGATCAGATGTCCATTCTTCAGGCTAGGGTTGAACGGCTTTCTCCTTCAATTGAAGTTGCAAAGAGTACAATGGCCAGCTTAAGCACTATCGCAGCTCAAACTGGCAGCAGCCTCGATGATACGGAAAGGCTTTGGGAAAAATTAACTCAGTCATTGAAATCTGCTGGCGTATCAAACTCTCAGATCCTCGCCCTTACAGAAACTCTCCAAAAAATAGGTACTGTTGGCGGCTCATCAAGTGAAGAGATGAGCTTAGCCCTACGGCAATTCGGGCAGTCTCTGGATGGCGGTACTATCCGGGCGGAAGAATTTAACTCGATTATTGAGCAGATGCCGGAACTGGCGCGCCAGATGGCAGCCGGTTTGGGAATATCTGTTGGTGATTTACGCAAGAGGATGCTCGAAGGCAAGCTAACAGCGGAAGATGCGCTGAATGCAATAAGATCCCAGGCTGGGAAGGTGAGTGAAGAATTCGACAAAATGCCTTCAAGCGTCGAACGCGCTAAAAACTCCTTGGATGTTGCATTTAAAAACGTGATTTCAGATTTGAATGAATCCATTGGGCTGACCAGGTCTCTGGCCGGTGCCATGACCCAGCTTTCAAACAACCTGAATTACTTCAATAAGAATGCAGGAGATGCAGGAAGGCTGCCAAAGTTGCTTGAGCTTCAAAAGCAATATACAAGCGAGGTTCAGGAAGGGCAGAAATGGTGGGAGACTCAGTCTGTTTACCAGCAGCGCGTTGGGCAAGCGGCTTTTAACCTGAAAAATACAGAGTCTGAAATCAGAAGCATTCGAGCAGCTTCCACTAAGGAGCTTGAAAGCCAGTCCAAAATTGTTATTCCCAAGTCGACGACTGACAGTAAAGAAGCCAAGGATCTGGAGAAAAAGTCTCAGCGGCGCTTGGAGCTTTCAAAGCTGGAAGGTCAGGCTAAGGCAAGGTTACAGGCTCAATATGATGCTGAAGATGCCGGCATAACTGATAGTAAGCGCGTGAAAGCGCTGCAGGAAGAATATGCTGCCACTGAGAAGAACACGTCTGCAACGAAAGCTGGAAATGCAGAAGCTAAGAGGTCTGCATCTCAGGCCGAATCGGTAACGCAGAAACTGGAAGCTCTCAGGGCTAAGTCAGAGCAGGTAGGCGACACGACGAAGGAACTGTCACGAGCTCAGTCAATTCTGGCTGCTGAGCAGTCATTAGGTAAGGGCGCTACGGATGCTCAGATAGAACAGGCCGGGAAGTATGCGGCGAAAATCTGGGATCAAAACAATGCACTTAAGCAACAGGCCCAAATAAAGCAGGGCATGAAGTTTGCTCAGCAGGAAATTGCCGCCTCTCAGGTAATGCCGGATGCAGTTTCAGGCGCAGTCGAAAATCCTACCGCTCAGATTGACCTGCAGGAGCAGCAAAAGCTTGAGGCTTTAGCCAAGTATCAGGCGCTGGATGTGCAGAACGCGCAACTTTACGAGGATGCGAAAACAGCTATTCAGCGGCAGGCTGCCAATGCGCGCCAGCAGATAGCGCAAAACGAAGCCAGTATGCAGTCGCAGGCCATTTCATCCATCATCGGTTCTGTCTCGCAGGGCTTCGACGGACTGGCTAACCTAGCTGCTGGTGCCGCAGGTAAGAGCAGCGGTGCATATCAGGCTATGTTCGCTCTGAGTAAAGGTTTTGCCGTTGCTCAGGCCGCGCTTAACCTGCAGCTGGCGATATCGCAAGCCATGGCTGACCCAACAGCTTTAACGCCAGCTCAAAAGTTCGCTAACTATGCAGCGATTGCCAGTGCAGGTGCATCACTCCTGACCAGCATTGGCAGTATCTCTATGGGTGGCGCTCGCGAGCACGGCGGTCCCGTCAACGCCAGCAGCATGTACCGGGTAGGTGAAGGCGGTAAGCCTGAAATCTTCAAAGCCAGCAATGGCAGCCAGTACATGATCCCCGGCGACAATGGTTCGGTAATCAGCAACCGGGATATTGGCGGTGGGGGCGGAGCCGGTGGTGGGCTTGTGATGAATTTCAACTTCGACATTCAAACCACTGGCGGCGTTGACGAAGCCACGCAGAAGCAGATGGCGCAGATGATGCAGACTATTGCCATTCGGACTATCAAAGACCAGCAGCGCCCTTCAGGTTTACTCAGTAAAGGTAGATAACCCATGCCAGAAACTTTCATATGGAGCCCTCAAAAGGGCTTCACGGGCGACCGTACGCCTGATGTAGCCGTAGTTAAGCTGGGCGATGGTTATGAGCAGCGGCAGGTTAAGGGTATCAACCCGTTAATGGGGCGGTACCAGCTGACTTTCGTTGGCTTCGACGATGCCAAATGCTCACGACCTAACGCGGCTAAAGCGGCCGATGCGTTCCTGAAAGCAAGGATGGCTGTCGAAGCCTTCTACTGGACGCCATCGGATACCGGCGTGCAGAGGCTGTATGTGTGCCGGTCATGGTCACTGAAGAAGACAGGCAATAAGCATGAGCTGACCGCCACGTTTGAGCAGGTGCCGAGATGAGAGATATACCAGCAGAACTGATTATCGAAAGCACTGACTCGGGTGTTGGCGCGATGCTCGACCTTTTCGAAGTGGACCTGCAGTCATTCGGCGGTGATGTCATTCGCTTCCATGCAGGCACGAACGGCTATTACGGCGACGTCATCTGGCAGGGCCGACAGTACTCAGCCTATCCGATCGCGGTTGAGGGATTCGAAACCAAGTCCGAAGGCACCTATTCGCGCCCGACGATGAAGGTGGCGAACATCACCGGCCTTATCACTGGCATCAACCACGATTTCGATGATGCGCTTGGTGCCGTAGTGACGCGCCGTCAGGTTCTGGTAAAGCATCTCGACGCGGTGAACTTCCCGAATGGTAATGCCGATGCAGACCCGACTATGGAAGCCGTGTCTCGTTACGTCATAGAGGAGATGGCGGAAGAGACATTCGAGACCGTGACCTACAACCTGGCGACACCGGTTGACTGCGATAACGCCATCATACCGGCGCGAACCATTCTGGCGGATGTCTGCCAGTGGGTTTACCGCGGCGACGGCTGTGGTTATTCCGGCGGGCCGGTTGCTGATGAGAAAGATAATCCAACCTCTGACATGTCACGGGATAAGTGCTCAAAGCACCTTACCGGATGTCGCATGCGATTCCCTAAACCTGAGCCGCTGCCCTATGGCGGCTATCCCGGCTCTGCCAAGGTGTCCTGATGATTGAAGATGAATGCCTGACATATGCAGCGTTATCCCGGGATGAAGTGTGTGGTCTGATTATTGATGACGCTCGGTTCATGCGCTGTGATAACCAGCACCCGGACCCGGGGCGAAACTTTCGCATAAGCGATACAGACTGGATGAGAGCAGAAGCGGCGGGAGAAATCACCGCCGTTTTTCATTCCCATCCTGAGCCAAAGCTCGTTCTTTCGGCTGCCGACAGGGTGGCGCAGATTTCTACCGGAATTGAGTGGTGGCTGGCAAGCGCCGGCAGGCTTCTAAAGTTCCGACCGGTACCGCATTTACTGGGCCGCCGGTTCGACCATGGCGTGATGGATTGCTATACGCTTTTCCGGGACGCCTACCACCTGTGCGGTATCGACCTGCCAGACTTCGAGCGTACTAACGGATGGTGGGTTCGGGGTGAAAACCTCTACCTGAAGAATATGGCTGCTAACGGATTTTACGAAGTTACTCCGGCCGACATTCTGCCGGGGGATGTGATTATCCGGCGCGCCTTCCCTGAATCAGACCCTTGCCACGCAATGTTATGGCTAGGAGACAACACAGTGCTTCATCACGAACTGGCCGGGCGCCTCAGCCGCCGCGAACCTTACCGGCAAGCCTATGTAAGCCTGACGCACTCTATATGGAGGCATGAACAATGCTCATCTTTAGATTTGCGGGGAATCTCCGACGACATTTCCGCCAAATCACTCTGAACGTCGATACGCCTTCGCAAGGCCTGCGCCTTCTGCTTGCTCAATGCCCCGAATTCAAACGCGATTTCTATAAAACCCGTCTGCGTCTTCGCATCGATGGCGGTGACGTGTCACAGGATAACCTCGAATTCCACATGAACAGGCACCTGAAAGACGGCGCGACAGTCCTCTTCGTGCCGATTGTAGAAGGTGCAATCAGCGCCGTAGCTGCAGTCTGGATCATGGTGGCCGTCACGGTCGCCTCGGTTGCTTACTCGCTCTATATGACCTCACACATGAAGACGCAGAGCGCCGCAGACCAGGACACAAATTCCATTACCAACAACTCTTTTACCAGCGCAGAGAACCGAATCGGCCAGGGCCGGGCGGTTCCAATACTCCTGGGCGAAATGGTGGTTGGCAGCAACGTTATCTCTCTCGGTATTGATACCAGCAACAATCAGGACTGGGACATTTCCATCAGTTAAGGTGAAAGCATGAGCTCAGGCGGCGGTGGCGGAAGCACTCCCAAACTTATCGACGACAACCTCAAATCAAAGCAGTTTCTCAAAGCCCTCGATCTCATCTCTGAAGGCCCGATTTACGGACCGGTAGACCAGAACCACCTTTCCTCGTTCATGGTGAATAAAACGTCCGTCACTGATGCAGCTGGCAACGTCACAATCAACGGAGTCAGCGTGGCGTGGCGGCCGGGTTCTGCAAATCAGGCGCCGATCACCGGCTTTGACGCGATTGAAGCGACCACGGTCGTCAATACAGACTTAACGCAGAGCACACCGCTGGTACGTACGGTAACTGACACTGACGTGACTCGAGTGAGAATGAACATCGGTGTAACCGGCCTGGTAGAGCAGGACACCAAAGGAAACCAGCACGAAACCTCGGTGACCATGGTGATCGAGACGCGCAACGGTTCGGCTGGCTCATGGAGCATTCAGAAAACGGTTACTATCAGCGGAAAAATATCAGGAGAGTACCTTGAGGCGCATATCATTGATGCCCCCCTGCAGAAGCCATTTGATATCCGGCTGCGTCGTGTCACTGCTGACAGCTCCAGCGACCTGCTTACTAACGGAACCATCTGGAACAGCTTTACTGAAATCACCGACGATAGCCTGTCATACCCATATTCAGCCGTAGCGGGCGCAGTGATTGACCGGGACCAGTACACCGACACGCCAACCCGCACCTATCACCTGCGTGGGCTTATTGTTGATGTGCCGGACAACTATGACCCGATTGCCAGAACATATTCTGGCATCTGGACCGGCGGGTTTAAATCCGCATGGACCAATAACCCCGCATGGCTGTTTCGCGCCTTAGTAAAAAATACGCGTTTTGGGCTGGCCCGCCGGGCAGGATACATCGATGTTGATGATGGCAGCCTTTATATCCTGTCTCAGTTCTGCGATCAGCTTGTTGATGATGGATATGGCGGCAAAGAACCACGCTTCACCCTGAATGCTTACATCACTGAGCAATCCAGCGCCCGCGACATTCTCGACAAGATTGCAGGCATGTTCCGCGGCATTGCTCTGTGGGACGGCATGCGATTCTCAATCATGCTGGACAACCCGCGGGACCCGGTGGCAGCTGTAACCAACGCCAGCGTTGTGGACGGGTTATTTACTTACAGCTCCATGAAACGCTCAGAGCGCTTTAACGCCGTCGTGGTGTCATGGACTGACCCAAACAACGGATGGGAACAGGTCAAAGAATACGTCTCTGATGACCAGATGATCGACCGGTACAGCTACAACGAAACGACGCTGGAAGCCTTCGGTTGCACCTCCCGCGGGCAAGCTTTCCGGGCCGGGAAATGGCTGCTGGAAACCTGCAAGAGAGAGACCAAAAAAGTCACTTTCAAGATGGCGCGAGATGCTATCGCCTTCATCCCGGGCGATGTCATTGAGGTCATGGATAATGACTATGCCGCCACAAGACTTGGCGGCCGCATCATTTCTCACAGCGGCGCCGTGATAACAGTGGATGCCGATGTTTCATCTCTGGCCAGCGGCGGCGACACAATGTCGCTGATGGGCTCGAATGGCAAATTCACACGCTATCCGATCGCATCAGTTTCTGGTCGAATCATCACCCTGCGCACTGCTCCGAACTGGGTTAAAGATGGAACGATATTCGTCATCTCTACCGGTGACGTGGCAACGCGCCTGTTTCGCGTTATGGGAGTCTCTGAAGACGAAAATAACTCTGTCTACAGCATCTCAGCAACGCTCTATGACCCGAACAAGCAGGCAGTGGTGGATGATGGCGCGGTATTCGAAACGCCTAACGATACCCTCAATGGATATCGTGTCCCGAACATCGAAAACTTGCGGATCATCAACGTCAACAGCGAGACTATTCAGGTCACTGCAACCTGGCAGACGGCGACGCTGACCAAAAAGATCGTGTTCGAACTCTACGTTTATAACGCAGACGGGAAGGTTGTTGCTCAGTACGAAACAGACCAGTTTCGCTATGACTTCTATGGACTGGATGCCGGTATCTATACGCTGGGCGTGCGTGGCCGCAATGAAAACGGCATGAAGGGTGCTGAAACTCAGGTCAGCCTGGTGATTGGCGCGCCGTCTGCACCTTCGTTCATACAGTGGACGCCAGGCATATTCTCGGCCGATATCGTGCCGGTGATGAATGTCAGCGCAACAACAGATACGACATTTGAATTTTGGTACACAGGCGAGGTGCCGGCCAGTTCGATCGGGGCTGTGGAGACGGAGGCGCAGTTTCTCGGCAGGGCTTCCCAGTGGACTCTGCATGGACTTAAGGCAGACCATACCTACTACATGTACGTCAGGACCAAAAATGCCTTTGGCGTGTCGTCTTTTGTGCAGGTATCGGGTCAGGCATCTTCCGACATCCCGGGCATGGTTGATTACATCGATAAGGCGATTAGAGAGTCGGAAGCATTTGACCGTCTTACTTCCAATATCGATACGAACATTGAGGGGATACTGCAGAACGCCCTGAACCTTGATGCATCTGTCGACCACCAGTTCGAAGCGTACGGACGAAACCGCGCCGACATTATTTCTGTACGCCAGACGGTTGCCAACAATGACAGTGCCTACGCTCAGAAGTTTGAGCAAATTCAGGCGCAGTCAGACCAGAACACAGCATCTGTGCAACAGGTTTCCAGCGCTTACTCTGACCTTAGCGGCAAACTTTCTGCCCAGTGGGGCGTGAAGGTGCAGGTAGACAATAACGGCAACAAATACGTTGCTGGCATGCAACTGGGTGTCGAGGGGAGTGGAGGCTCGACTCAGTCGTACGCACTATTCAGCGCTGATAACTTCGGCATCTATAACACAAACAACGGCACATATCAGTTGGCGTTTGCAGCTGTGAATGGGCAGGTTTTCATTCGCGATGCCTTTATTCAGGATGGATCAATCACAAACGCAAAAATCGGCGATTACATCCAGTCCTATAACTACGTTGCAGGGAGTGCTGGCTGGCAGATAAACAAATCAGGAAATGCCGAGCTAAATAACGCCACTGTAAGAGGCACTATTTACGCATCTGCAGGTGATTTGAATAATGTCATCATTAGAGAAAACTGCACAATACTAGGAACGCTTAGTGCCTCAAAAATAAATGGGCCACTAATGCAGGCAAAGAGCTTCTATTTTGCTCATGCGAATACCAATGCCAGTAGCACTATTTATTGGGATGGTACAGCAGGGAAGGGAGACGTCCCTATGACCCTAAGTGGCCGCATTATCCGTTCGCGCAACAACACTCAGGGCGCATCTCGCGTGGAGGTAAATACTGCTTCAGGCATGAGCACTGTAACGGAAGCGTTTACCTTTAATGGTGGCGGAACAGGAACGAGTAATGTAACGGAATATTCTTTCTCGATAGACGTAGGGACAGGTTCTGCCAACGTGCAGTTGTTTGCCGGCGCGCTCAATCAGGGCGCAAACGAAAGAACCGCATGGTCGATACAGATATTTGCCTCTCCAACTGCTAATCAGTTCCATGTTTAATTCCCAATATCACTAATAGCCCGGCCACCGTGCCGGGTTTTTTATTGCCCGGAGAAAGCTATGCCAGCAGGCACTATTGCACTAACTAACAACTCAACCGCAGTTACCGGCTCAGGCACTAATTTTTCCTCTGAGCTGAAGGCTAACGATTTCCTGGTAGCCATAGTGGGCGGCGTGACTTACACACTTGGCGTGCAGTCAGTTAACTCAGCGACCAGTGTTACATTGACTACGGCATATAATGGGCCGACAACTTCAGGGTTGGCATGGACGGCGGTTCCTAATGCGGCTCTGGTTGGGATTACGGCTCAGGTAGCAGCCGATGTATCTAAGGCAATTCGGGGACTAAATCTCGATAAGGCCAACTGGCAGCAGGTCTACAGCGCTTCAGGAAATATCACAGTTACCCTTCCAGATGGCAGTCAGTACAGTGGCCCATCATGGGCTTCTTTAACAAACTCATTGGCAGCAAAAGCTGATAAAAATGACGCTCGTATAACAGGAGCCCTGCAAAGGGATGGGGGACTTCTTACAGGAAAAGTCGAGTCTGTTTTTAAGGGCAGTGCTGGATTAATAAAGGGGGGGGGTGGCTGGGTAAGTGAAACAGGCTCAGTTAGCGGAAATAATATCGTTACTCAGGTTTATGATTCCACAGGCGGTAGTACGTCATTTGATGATCTATATCT